GGTTAGACACCTACCGTAAGCACCACGCACGATGCAGCGGGGGATGGCGTCCCGCACTTAACAATTAGGGGAATAATCGAGCAAGCGGCTTTCGGTGCACCGACAGCACACCGTGACTGTGTCCTCCCCACAGTACCAGCGTTCGAATCCTGGCATCGTGCTTTATACGCCCGTAGCTCAAAAGACAGAGCAGCCGCCTTCAAAGCGGAAGCGTGAGGGTAAAACCCCCTTCGGGCGTTCCATTTGCGTCAGGACAGACGCGAACGCTGGAACCCTCACCTGTCACAGTCGGGGCTCCTCGGTGCCGAGTGCGTCAAGCCGCCACCTTTTATGATTTGCGAAAACAGCAGATACGATAAGGCGACCAATACGAGAACTCCGTGCTTGGAAACCGCCGTATGGTTGTCGTGGGATAGTAGCTTTCGCGGGCCGCTTGCAATCTGTCAGAAGTGTGCCGACACGTTTAAGGACACGATTGGTCGACTGGAGCCGATGCCCGAGGATGCCCCAATATCCCTCGTGGATTTCAAGGACGGTGAAACCGTTTGCGAACACGGCAACAGACCGTTTGATTGCAATATTTGTCGGCAAGATAAAAATTGCTGACAAAAACGGACTTCCAGGGTATTATACAGAGAGGTCACAATCATATGTTTGGATATGGACTGCTCGGCACTATCGTCATCATCATCTTGGTTGTTTGGCTAATCAAGAGAGTGTGATCCGCGTCGGGGGTTTCGCGCAAGCGGAGTCCCTGACACCATTTAGAGAGAACATCATGCGCTACAACATCGACATCACCGATTCCCTCCTGACCCGAACGTGCACATGTTCGGGCCAACGAACTAACTCCTAAGTTCGTCCAAGCCCTCAAGTTTAAACAAATTACGCCGTGTTAGCAAAATGGTTATGCACCGGTTTCGTAAACCGGACACAGGAGTTCGATTCTCCTACGCGGCTCCAGTCTTAAGATTCGCCGGATTAGCAAAGCGGCCATGCACCGAGCTTGTACCTCGGCTAAGGGGGTTCGACTCCCTCATTCGGCTCCAGCTTCGCCCATGTAGCACAATGGTAGTGCGCCACATTGGTAATGTGGAAACGACAGTTCAATTCTGTCCTTGGGCTCCAGATCAAGCGGCAAGGGTAAGGCGTGTAGACGCACCGCGTGATTACGCCCGCAGGAAGGCAGTCGTCCTGTTGCCCGTGGCGTAAAAAGTAACGGCTTATTCTTGAGGAGTATTTAGACAAATGGTCGGAGAAGCACAAATCCGGGGAGTAATCGCCGACTACATCGCCAGCGGCGATGCTAGCAGCGAGAGTGCGAACGCATTCCTCATGGCATTTTCCCGGCTGACGTACAACATCCACGAGACCGGGACGCCCGAGGCTTACGACTTGGCGAACCAGGTCGAGTTTCTTCTTGCAGATGTGCGCAGCGAATGTGAAGGATGCAAGATCACGAAAGAGCAGTTCCGTGAAAGACTTTCTGAGTTGGCATAATCTCTACTCCCAGGTCGTCTAATTGGCAGGACGACAGACTTTGAATCTGTCTATACTCGTTCGAGTCGAGTCCTGGGAACCAGTACCACGCGGAGCATATCCGATAACAAAGAAAAGGCTTAATGCCCAGGCATAAATCCCCGGGTCCAGGCCCGTGGCAACTCCAATGCAGGGGAATGAGTCGCAAGATTCGCCCCTGCTCCAATAGACGGCATGCCGAAGTGGCCCGAGGCGTCGGTCTGCAAAACCGATCTTAGAGGGTTCGAGCCCCTCGCCGTCTTCCAATTCCTTTGTTTGCCGCGTTCGCAAATGAACGCTAATTTTGACTTTTGTTCCTAAGATGAGGTCAAAAAAATGAACACAGTCATAAACAACATCACCGCAGAACCTACGACTACACACGGCGGAACACCCGTCACCGTCACCGTAAGCCTGAGTGCAGCGGCTCCCGAAGGCGGGGCGACCGTCGGCATCAATGTCGAGCCCGTCGGTCACACCACCGGACCGGCAAACCTCGTGATCCCCGCCGGACATTCCAGCGGGCAGTTCGTCGTCAACCCCAAGAACACCCCTGCAACCGTCGTCGTCCATGCGACGTATGCCGGTATCAAGCGCCACATCGTAGTTCCCGTGACCGCTGGATCGGTCGGGGCTGTGCCGCCTCTGTCGACCCTAGCGTCGGAACCAGCACCGGCAACCGCACCCGCCGCGCCTCCGACGGACTGGCAGAAGGTTCCAAACACTGTCATCCCTCAACACGGCAGCAAGAAATAAGCCGTCAACCAGTTAACCGCTTATCCCGAGGCTAGATTGTAACTAGCTTCGGGATTTTTTTTCCTCTTTACAATCCCCCCAGGCAGCGGTATTATGAACCATCATGACTGAGTACCTGAAAATTGACCCGGTGGAAGAACTCATCAAGGCTGTGCGCTTGATCCACGGCAGAGATGCGGACGCTATCATCTTCCGGGCGCTCGTTGAAGCACAGGTCAAACTGGTCAAGGTGACCAACATTGGTGTCCCCCAGGATGCCCCGCAACCGATTCTACCGCCCCGCGACTCTGTGGACCACGAGCTGAAGAGCTGGCCTAAGTTCTTCCAGGCTGTTTGGGATGTGGACAAGAAATTCGAGATTCGAAAGAACGACCGGAATTTCCAAGTCGGGGACTGTCTCTTTCTCCGAGAATACGATCCCGACGCCAAGGCTAATGCCTACTCCGGTCGGGAATTGTACCTCCGTGTCACCTACCTGATGTACTTGTCGGATTGGCTCAAGTCCCAGCACATCGATTGGATCAACGGCAGTTCAAACGCGAACATTGTCATCATGTCGTTCAAAATCGAAAAATGGCGGCGTGACGATGATTCATCGAACTGAAGCTGGTATCCTTCTGGAGAAGCTTCTCCACGGGATGAAGCACCGCTATTCCCTCTGCTGGAAAGGGGAGGGGGACGGGGAGATGTACGACTGCGTCTGCTGCATGACGCAATTCGACGAGAAGGGGTTGAGCGTCTGCGTTTGCAATTGCATATGCCATGAGCGTATCGAAATCATGGCCCGGCATCCTCACATCAGCCTGTGGCTAGTCGCGATGGAAAAATTTGATGTATGGCCTCAGGACGTGCCTCCCGAGGATGAGGACGCCCGCAAGAAGCGCTTGGAATGGCTGGCGGATCTGGGGAAGCAGAGCAAGCTGGCGGACGGGTCCGCCCACTACCACAACACGAACGGATTCTTTGTGTCGTACGCCCTAGACACATGCAGCGTGTGTAAGTCCGCCGTCAAAAAGGCGATTTACAATACTCGCACGGGGGTGTTGAATCCTCCCCCGGAACCTCCGCCGAAACGTCTTAACTCGCGCCATAACCGGTATTGAGTTCTATTACTGTCAAGATCAAGAAGGGCGGGTAGCATGGAAAACTCTAAAGGCTTGCTCATGATCGAGCCGAAATCGCAAAAGTGCGATGATGAAACAATCATCGACACCATCACGATGCGGATGGCCGGTGCCCTCAAGCATGCGGCTCACGGCATTTCATACGACGGCTGGCATACATGCGCTTGCGGGGCTCTCAGCTCATGCACGGAGCTGCTCGTCTTGTTGGACACGTTTGAGGTCCCCACCAACAGCTTGGCCGTCCACTACCTGGCGTGCCACCGTTCCGAAGTTCCGTTTACGGAAATCGATAAGGTAGAGCGTTTGCCGTACGAGTTGGCGGTTCCTGGTCCGGCGATGATTAAGAGACCCAAAGCGGGCGGGTAGCCAAATGGAAAGGCGGAGGTCTGCAAAACCTCTAATCGTAGGTTCGATTCCTACCCTGCCCTCCAATGAAAATAACATACCTCGATCCGATGGCCGACCACACGCCGAATGTATCCACGGCGTGGTACAGCATTTGGCGGGACTACCTATCGTTTCATATTGAAGTCAAGGCTGTGAATTCCCAAGTCCCGGTCTCAATGATTGAACGCAACAACAAGGATGGGGGCCGTGCTTGGTGGGATACGCCGAAGTTCGCGGCTGAAGTCGACAAGCTTATTTCCCTGATCCGCCAATCCGACGAATTCACCGCCGTTTTGTTGCTGAAGGGAGAAGGCAAATACACAGTCATAGACGGGCACCACCGTATCTCCGCCTGGACCAAGATGGAGTTGGGCGATATGCTTGGTAAAATCATCCCCGCTGTGATCGTCACGACAACGCCTGTGCCGCGAATACTCTAATGCGGTATTATAGGACATGTCCGATCTAAACGAAGAACAGCTACTCGCCGTCAAGCATCCGTTGGATCAACCCGCCTGCTTAGTAGCCGGTGCGGGTTCAGGCAAAACACGGGTCCTGACGGAGCGGGTCAGATGGCTTTCGAATGACGCTGGCGTTCCGCCGCACAGAATTCTTTGCCTCACTTTTACGAACAAGGCGGCGGGCGAGATGGTCTCCCGCTTGGACATCACCGACGATTCCCCACAAAACGAAATCCCGCACGTCACCACGATCCACAGCCTTGCGCTCTCCCTCATCCGCATCAGCCCGATCAGCTTCGGCCTGCTCGGGAAGGTGACTCCACTGGACGACTACGACCAGACGCAGCTCCTCAAGAAGATCATCGAACGCACCGAGCCGGAGCGTCAATTCCCCGAGGAGGATGATGATGATGATGACAAGGCACCGCTTGACTTTTGGAAGGTCAAGGACAAGATGGGATTCCACCGTGCACGCGGCCTCGGCTTCGCGTCGGAATACACGCCTAAGTACCACCAAGAAGGGTTGAAGAAGCATGGCGGCTACCACGCCATGACCGAAGCGGAACTTGAAATCTGGCGTATCTATGAAGAGGACAAGAAGAAAGCGTCGGTGGTGGACTTCGACGACATGCTCCACCTGTGCGTGCGCCGTGGCCGGGGATGCCGACTGGCGAGCCGTCATATCGAGCCGCTACCAGCACGTCCTCATGGACGAGGCGCAGGACACCAACCCCGTGCAGTGGGAATTCGTCAACATGCTCATCGCAGATGGCGAAATGAACTTCTACGTCGTCGGGGATATCTCCCAGTCCATTTATGCATTCAACGGGGCGCAACCCAAGCTTCTCATGGACTATTCCAACAGTTGGCGCGGCGTCGTCCCCGTCATGTACCGCATCAAGCGCAACCATCGGAGCGTGCCGGAAATCGTCAACCTGGCCAACGCCATCCAGCGCAAGATGACCGAGACGATCCCGCTCAAGATGGAGAGCTTCCGGGGACTCAACGGGGAGAAGGGCATCACAAAGATGACGCAGGCCACGCTCCCGAAGGACATCGCCGAACTGTTGGCCATGGAGATCTGGACGGGGGCCAAGAAAAACGAGATTCCCTACAAGGAGAACTGCATCCTGGTCCGGTCGGCGTCCCAGATCCGGGACATCGAAGGCGAGCTTGTCCGGCTCCGCATCCCGTACGTGATCCGTGGCGGTCGCGGCTTCCTGCAGACGGAGGAAGTCCGGGACATCCTTTCCTATCTACGCTTGGCCGTCAATCCGAACGACTTCATAGCGTTCTCGCGGGCGGTCGCCGCCCCGCGTCGGGGCATCGGCAAGACCACGCTTGAAAAGCTCCGCCAATCCGCCGTTGACAATTACGGGGACAACCTCATCACGGCTGCGCGGGAATCCGGAATCGACAAGCTGGCCGTCTTCGTGGCCACGATGACGTACATCCAGGCAGAAGCCGGGGATGCGCCCAAGGCGCTGGCCACCATGCTGAAGCTGTCGGGCTACCTCGAATTCCTGCGGTCTAAGTACAGCGGCGAGGAGCACCGCCTCAAATACAAGCTGGAAAACATCATGCGGCTCATGCCTCTCTTCGAAGCGCTCGCATTGGACGACTGCGTCACCATCGAGGATGTGGTCTTCCGGCTCACCATGGAACGGGAGGAAGACGAAGGGCCGCAAGGGAAGGTAAGCATATCCACGATCCATGCCGCCAAAGGCCTGGAATGGTACCGCGTCTACGTGTTCAGCGTCATAGAGGGCTACCTGCCGCACAGATTCGCATTCAAGCCGGAGGAAGTGGAGGAGGAGCGGCGGCTGTGGTACGTGGCATGCACCCGGGCCAAGGACGTGCTTTCCATCTGCGTCCCGAACTTCATCCAGTATCCGAACTCGGAACCCCGGAGAGCGCAGCCGAGCCGCTTTTTATACGAGGTAGGAATCCTGAAGTACGACGCGAAGGAACTGAACGTCTAATCTTACGGCGTTCTCCACTCCACGCCGTTGATTCCATGAAGCCACTCAATCGCTTTGGCTTCGGTCATGTCGCCTTTCTCGTGCCACTTCTTGTCATTCACGACACACCACAACTCCAATGGACTCAAACCACCACGCTGCGATAGACGTTCTAAAGTCTGTGAGTGATTGCTTTGCGCCTGCGCGTCATGCGCCTCAACTAGCGAATACGGCACGGCGCACGGGTAGGGTGTTTTGTGGCGGCTCGCTTCGTAAAACTCATCCGTTTGTCCAAAAAGAACCGGATAACCCATCATATCCCCTATGTATTGTCAGGGTCTTCCCGGTCTTCCGCATCGATGAACGACATCTGGTAGTTGACCTGCTCAATGCAGAATGCGGCATTCAGCGCTCCCAGGAGTTCGTGGCTTGCGACCTTGCTATGACCGATGACCAGCGGCAGGTCTTCCTTCGGAATGCCGATGATGACGATGGCCTTGAACTTGTCCATCTCACTCAGGAAGTGGAGCAAGAGGTTGTGCGGGTCCTGCAGCGGGCTCTCATTATCGCTCATGAGTTCTCATGCTCCTCTATATACGGGGTGAGCCATTCCTTGATAGCCGTCGGCCCGCCGAGAAGTTTCTCCATCGGTGCAAGCGGGTAGACATGACCGCAGGTGCAACACCAGCCGTTCTGCCCACGGTACGCCGCCATGGTGTTGAATCTAAGGGTGTGCTTCAGCGTGAGGGGAGCATCCACTATGTCCGTCGACACCGCTATGCCCTTTATGGTCTTGAGTTTCTCGGGCTTGGGGGGCTTAACCACCTTTTTGTTGACGGGCGTCACTTTGGGCATGTCTCTATGATACCATAATAATTCCATTTTTGCCCGTTGTCTTTTCTTGGGAACAGCGGTATCATATTTGAGAAGTAAGGAGGCCTCCATTGAAGATGACGAGCCACTTGAAGATGAGCCGCACAGAACGCAAGCGGCTGACTACCGAAAGAAAGCGTAACAACTCCACTTTCATCGGAACCTGCTCCAATTGCCGCGACAAGCAGGTCGAGGTTACCAAGTTCAGAAACGCTCAAGTCTGCGTGAACAAGTGCTTGGTGCAGGCGATGGCACACCTCGGCGGTGCTCAGAAGGTTCCGGCGGGCGAAGCAATCAAGGCGGACTAAATGCCGCAACCATTGGTGGTTAACCCCCTGCGCTTGGCTGACTCCTACAAGGACGGTCACTTCTACGGGCCGGACGTGACCGAGCTGCTGTCCTACTACGAGGCACGCGGCGGCGAGTTCCCGTACAGTGTGCTTTTTGGTCTTCAGTACAAGCTGATGTGCCATTTTGAAGGTCGGTTCTTCACGCGGGAGAACCTTGACGAGCAGTTCGAGAACGCCAAGATTCATTTCAGTCCGTCATTCCCATACAACTACGCCGGTTGGGACTACATCCTCAACAAATATGACGGTCGCCTGCCTATGGAGGTCCGCGCCGTCAAGGAAGGCACCCCGGTTCCGATCCGCAATGTGGCGTTCACCGTCAAGAGCACGGACCCAGCTTGCGTCTGGATTGAGCAGTGGGTGGAAACCGTGCTGCAGCAGACATGGGGACCATCGGCTGTCGCCACGAAGTCCCGCATGGTCAAGGAACTCATTCGGGATTTTCTCACCAAGACATCGGATTCGTACGCAACATTGCCGTTCCAGCTCCACGACTTCGGATTCCGTAGCTGCCTCGCCGTGGAGGAAGCCGCATTGGCCGGAGCCTCCCATCTTGTGAATTTCCTCGGCACCGACACGCAGGTCGCCATGGACTTGCTGCACCAGTTCTACGGTGCTCCCCGCGTCTCGGGCTACAGCGTGTTCGCGTCCGAGCATTCCATGATGACTTTGTACGGTCGCGGCGGGGAAGCCAGAGTCGTGGGGATATCCTGGCGAAGCACCCGACGGGCGTCATCTCAATCGTAGGCGACTCCTATGACATCTACAACTTCTGCGAGAACATCATCGGCGGCGAGTTCCGAGAGCAGATTCGCAAACGGAACGGCAAGGTGGTCGTCCGCCCCGACTCCGGCGACCCGCAGGTAGTCATCCCGAAGTGCTCCGACATCCTTTCCGAGAAGTTCGGATTCAGCGAGACCAGCAAGGGCTACAAGAAACTCGCTCCATGCGTCGGGCTGATTCAGGGCGACGGCATGGACTACTACAGCATCAAGGACATGTTCCAAGTCGCCGCGAACAACCACTACAGCGCGGAGAACTACGTGGTCGGCATGGGCGGCGGACTCCTCCGTAAGGTTAATCGGGACACCCAGAAGGTGGCCATGAAGCTGTGCAACGCCATCATCGACGGCAAGTCCACGCCGGTCTCCAAGAACCCCGTCACGGACCCAGGCAAGAAGTCCAAGAGCGGACGCCAAGCCTTGTTGTTCAACAAGATCAACCGCAGCTTCAACACCGTGCAGGACATCCACGGCACGGGCATCGCGGGCGATATGCTGGAACCCGTGTTCCGCAACGGCGAGATGCTGCGAGTCCAGACCTTGGACGAAATCCGCAAGCTGGCGGAAGTGGAGCTTCCATAAATGCAAGGCGAACACAGTTTCAGCCCCATCACGGGGTGCTGTTCCAAATGCGGTGCAACGAGCCCCTATTGGGCTTCAGGGATACACCAATCGCCATGCCCCGGAAACATGGGCATGCCTCGCCTTCTTCAAGAAATCAAGAACTTGGACGGCAAGCAAATCAAGACGGTCATCGAACTTGTCCGCATGGTGAAGGCTGGGCGGGAGATCATCGCCCCGGCCCCGAATTGGAAATTCCCGGATGACCGGCGTACCTGGTGACAAATTGGGAATTATAGTTAACTCCCACAAGAAACGAAAGGAGATAAAGGTGACAGACGAGCAAATCAAATACATGGTGGACCGTTTCCTTGAATGGCGGTTGCCAGAAAATTTCAACCCGGATGCCGGAATCAGTTTCAAGCCTGATTTCAACGAGCATACGGCGCATCCGATGAAGCATGAGCCGATAGGGACTAATCTGTTTGACGCCGCGCAGGCAGAAGAGATGGTTCGCTATCTGATTGACGGGCTTCCGAGTGACTTAAGCGAGCGCACGGCCCGGTTTCCGCGTCGCTTCCCCGATCGGGACAACGATGATGATCCGGCGGACGGAGACGGTCGAAGTCATCATGACTGTTGCGGCAAACTCCAAGGCTAAAGGCCATGCCGAGGCGATAATTCCCGATAAATTAGCTTGACATGCGGAGATAAAGGGTGCTACACTTTACGAGTACAAGGAATTCAAATCTCAGGAGGAAATACCGATATGTTTAAGAAATTGGCAGTACTGTTACTCGCGAGCAGCTTCATGCTGACGGCGAAGGCCGACACCATCGTCTCAAGTTCGGCGACCAATACGACGAACAATTCCGGTTCGCCACTCAGAACATTGCACCGAATCCGCAATGGGCTCCCGCCCTGCCCTGGACAGCTCGCACTGGGTGTCGTACGCTGTCACCGGAGACCCGTCAGCGACAACTTTGTCGTTGTTCCGAACGGCACCGATGTGATCTTCACGCAGACGTTCACTCTTGGCGCACCGGTGGAAGGCGGCCTTCTGAGCGTGCTGGCCGACGACACCACGTCCGTCATTCTGAACGGCACCACGATTTACGCTGCGAACCTCGGTGGCTCCTATCCGACCTGCTCAAGCCAGCCCATTGGCTGCTTGACCAGTACGGAAGCCACTATCAACCTAACTCCCAGTACGCTGGTCTTTTCACCACCGGCGTCAACACGCTGTCTTTCCAGGTGTATCAGGAGAACGGTTCTTCGTACGGCTTGGATTACTACGGAGACATCAACACCCCTGAGCCTGGAACGCTTGCGATGCTTGGCATCGGACTGGTCGGCCTGTTCCTGATGGGCCGCCGCGAAGTTGCCGGCACCTTCGCCAGCTAGTGTTTCCTCGCAGTTCCATTTCAAAAGGGAAGCTGACTCGCCAGAGTTGGCTTCCCTTTTTCTTTGTCAAAGTACCGCCAGGGATTGCAGCTAAGTAGTATTATAGAGCATGGAAAAATGGCCCCCAGCAACATATGATCAGTTTTGGCAGCGGGTTTGCGAAGCGATATTCGTCAAGAATCCCGACTGGCCGTCTATCGTCAAGCAACTGCCGGATAAGCTTGACATTCAGACCGTCCTCCGCCGCACCATAGACACTGATGTGATCATGAGCGTCCGGGCACGTGCGCAAGGCTGGATCGGCAAGGACATCGTCGTCCAAAACAACATCAATCCCTACCGCGAAGGCGACTTCTATATGACGCCGCTTCGGTGGGCATACCTCCAAGTCTTCGGTCAATTCCAGCTCCTGGAAGGCTTCGTCAACCTGCTTTCCATCAACGGCGAAATGATCAACCCCAAGAATTGGCAGCCGGACTTAGCCGACCAATTGATCGAACTCGCCCAAGCCGTCACGTATTTCTCGGCCTACCTGCTTCTTTGCGACGAAGGCCGACTCCCGGAGCCGGACCTCCCGAGCGAGCAGTGCGCATACGCATTTACCAGCTTCACGATCCCGCCCTCGTGGAACCCATTCGGGATGAGGTCCACAAAATCACCGAAACCCTTTCAAGCAAAACACAGGATTACGGGCAGGCTTTCTTGCGCCATGGTATACTAGGCCTCGTTCACCGCCTATGGGACAAGATCGCCCGGTATGCGACGTTGTCCGCCGAGAACCGGCCATCCAAGTTTGAATCGAAGCGGGACACGGTCACCGACATGCTCGGCTATTCCGTGCTCATTTGGTCGATACTGGAAGACATCAAGGCGCACTCGCCCGTGGTCATATCGACAGGAGAATTGATCCAATGATAGACGCAGCAGAGAGACAGAAGCTTCCGACCGGCGACGGGCGGGACGTGGCAAATGAAGTCACGCAGCTCCTATCCGCCGATGAGGACTTCATCGCATTGGTTCCCGACATCGAGGCTCGTGTCGTATCCGGCGAGAAGAAGTACGGTATGCGCTTGAAGACCAACAACGGACGTAACGTAGACCTAGACCTTTACCAAGAGCTTCTTGACGGCCTGAATTACAGCATGCAGGCTTTCCTCCAGACTGACGACCATGCATACACGGCCATCTTTTACGATTTGGCTAGACTTGCATTCAAGATCAAGCGTATACTAACAGCCTTGGAGGCACTCAATGACCAAAAAGGAACTGGCGACTCACAAACATCTTTCGGGCACCCTGCGTAAGAGCGGCGATCCCCGACTGCGCAAGATGGCCAGTCACACTCGCGGCGGGATGGAAATCGTCAACAGTCTATTTGCCGCCCACGACGCCGTTAGCAAGATCAAGCTGCCGAAGGGCATCAAGGTTGAATCCATCACGTTCACGAACATCAACGGTAAGCGTGCAGGGGACCTTGAATTCGCAACATGGGTCTTGGAAGAGGTTTTCCCCACACAAATGGCCAAAGAAAAAAATGCCTCCCGCGCCGACACGCCTGCGGTGTAACAAATGCGGTTGCTGGCTCCAGATCAGGGCCACGGACGGCAGGGTTTCCTGCGCATCCTGCGGCTCGTCCAACATCAAGCGTGCCCGGTTGAAGTCCCCCCATCCGCCGGAGCCGTGCGGTGAATGCTGCCATAACTGCAACGGATCGGACGGTTATGGATGCCCCGCTGCACCCGGCTGCTACACGAACTCCCCTCCTGGAACGTACGCCCCCAAACCTTAAGACTTCCCCTTTCCTAGATAGGGGAGAACTCATAATGGTGCTTTTAACTAAGGGCAAGCCGCTTGGACAGGGTGATCTTTCGATACTGGTTCGCGATGCCCAGGGCCATTGCGTCGATCCCTTCGCTATCAGTTATTCGATCTTCTTCGTCAAGGACTGCCAAGAATCACTGGTTACGCCCCCCCAATCTATACCAAAGAGAAGTTCGCAGGGCGGATACTTCGTCCCGTTGACAATCCCCACGGCGTGGAGCGAGGGCACTTACAAACTGGTGTGGACCCTGGTGCAATACCCGGAGAGCAGTGCTCAGGAGGTTTTCGAGGATTTCCGCATATTGAACGTGGAACCGGCTACCTCCGATTTCGAGGCCCCGTCGGCACTCATCACCCGCAAGCAGGTCGTGGACAAGTACACCGCTGCCATCATCATGATGGTTCGGGAGCTTCTGATGGACACGAACCCCGACCGCAACTACCACTTCCGCCCCCCGACGCCGGGGAAGGTCGTGGCCGGATACACCACGAGAGTCGGCTATATCTGGGAAGACAGCACCGTCATCCGCATGGTCAAGAACAACATCTCCCGTGCGAACACATGGAACCCCCGCACGTACTACGGCTTCACGCTGGAAACGCTCCCCGACGATTGGGCGAATTTCGTAGCGCTCGGTGCCGCATCATCGTGCCTGAGCAACGAATCCGCACGCTGGGCCGCCGATGAGTTCTCCTACAGCCTGAACGGCGTCAGCATCGACTTGCCGAAGACGCAACTCTACCAGTCGCTCGCGGCGGCGTATCGCGGCGAGTGGGACGAATGGGCACCACGCATCACCGCCATCCGCCCCACGAGCTGCGGACTTCGCCAGCAGCGCTGGATACTTGGCTAGATAAGTAACCTATTTTCAATAACTTACAAAAATACGAGTTAAAAATCAACTTCCGCAGTATTGTATATGTGGAGGTTCAAATGTTCGTCTATGTCATCGTCAACGATGTCAATCTGAAGATTTACATCGGCAAAGTAGAGCGAGAAAAACTCCGCAGTTATTTACAGCAGAAGTTTTACAATGCTAAGCATGACATGCGAACATCCCATCTTTATGCAGCAATCCGCAAATACGGGCGGGAGCATTTTCACATTTATCCCTTGTTTGAGAGTGATAGCCGCGAAGAAATTATTGTCCGTGAAAAACTACTAATCAAGGCCCTCAAGGCTCAGCATCGCGACATCGGCTATAACATTTGCGCTGGGGGTGAGGGTTTTACAGCTTCGCATCCTAGAAAAGGAATTCCCCGCACCCCCGAAGTCGTGGCCAAGATCAAAGCCGCCCGCGCCGTGCAAGATGAATCCCGTCGAGTAGAAGGTTGCCGAAAATATGCGGAAGAGCACAAAGATGAAATGTCCACACGAATGTCCCGCGAGATTCACGTCATGGGCGGCAAGGCAGGTTCCAGAGAAGCCAAGCAACGAGCCGCTAAAATCAGCGTGCAGGGCGGCAGCATCGTTAAGGCTCAACACACACGTTGGCACGTCAACCGAGGACTGACGAACCCAGACTGCTCTCTTTGCCCCCAATCTGACTAACGGTTTCTTTACCTAGAGGTTCGATATGCCCTGGAAGAGCGCACTGCTCAAGACCGCCGAGGTACTATACCCGGACAAGGTTCAACCGGATGAGTTCAAATCTACGGTAGCCTACATGAATTCCATGGGTTGGCGCAAGACGGGCTATGCCGATTTCTACCATCCCCGCCGCCCCGAAATCGCCGTCCGCATCTACCCCGACGGGTGGACGGTGGCGAACGACTACTACCCGGACGACAAGGGGTCCGGGGATTCGCTCGACGAACTCAAGGCGTACTTGGCCAAAATCGGGCTGGGCAAGCCGATCCCGCGTCCGGGTCGGACGATCGATGTGCAGCCCGGTGCCGTGAAGCGGTTGACCGGAAGCCGGAAGGGATATGACTTCACCAACAAGGGGTGGCTTACACCCGACGGTGTATTTGAAGGTTGGTCAAACACAAACATAAGTCATTGCGATATGGCTACTGAACTTTTTGGGTTCGGAGACCACCCAAAAGCGTTGTTCCCTAACAATTCCCCCGATGATGTTGCCGCTGACGAAGGTTACATAGCCGTGAGCAATGACGGGGTAAACGTCATGTTCACATTCAAGCGTTGGGACCGCAACACGATTGAAGTCTTGCGCGGAGCCATGGAGAACGGGAAGTTTCCTGCGAGACCCCTGATCACGCTTACGAACAGCGGGTTCCCGGGCAAACAGGTGATGAAGGAATTCGACAGACCCGAGCAGGCGGCGGACTGGCTGAGCAATCTGTAAAGGACAACATGGTCAAGGGATTGATGGTTCTAAATAGCTCGTACGTAGGTTGCCGGGACATCTACTGGCAGAACGAACCGTGCGACGGCGCGGTGGTAGGATACAACATCTACCGTGCGTTCGACCTTCCGTGCGATTGGGTCAAGCTGAACGGCATCCCCATCCCGTTCCACTACTGGCGGGATCAGACGACCCTGCGCCAAGTCACCGTCCCCGTGGAGCAGCAGGATTGGCAGGAAGCCGGGGAACTCGGCCACTACATCATCCATCTCAAGGACATCCCCTATCCAGAAGTGGGAGGACGAGCAGCGCCGCATGCGCCCCGTGGCCTCCAATTCGCCGTCTGATGTCGCCGTGTCGATAAACGGCACGTGGTACCGCCCGACCCGCGTCGTGGCGCTCGACAAGGCCGTGTGGCTCCAGGTGGACGACACGCTCAAGACCGGCGGTGCCGTGTCCGACACGGAAGCGATCCCGTACACGCAGAGTTCGGCCCCGCAGACGGTGACCGCGCCGCCCGGGGAGGCGGTCTACCCGCCGAGCGAGAGCCCCATCACGTTGCAGGACGTGAAGATCACCTATTGGAAGCTTGAGAACTACGTGGACATCTTCACCAACCTGACCCGCACCTATTACACGGTCGTGCCCGTCAAGAAGGACGGCACCGAGGAGCACGTTCCGGGGGACCCCCGCAGCGAAATGGTCGATAATTATGCCGTGGAGAGCATGGACTGGATGCAGGCGGAGATGGTGCGCCGCAACGGGTGGCTCTTCGAGCAGCGCGGAGAACCCGCCTGGCTCATGTTCAGACGCACGCGGGGCGTAATCTGTGCTTGTGCTACCACGGGCACCGGTCAGGCCCGCACAGCATGCCCAGCGTGCTATGAAACGGGTATTGTGGGCGGTTACTTCGGCCCCTTCGCCTTTCTCTACGTCGATCCCGATACGGCGCTCACCCGCCAGATCATGGAGGGCGGCATCAAGGTTTCGAGAGATTCCCGATCCTATCTCGGGCCGGTGCCCATCGTCCAGGACGGCGACATGATAATCCGCCGCAACGGGGAAAGACTGGTCATCGCCGGGGTCACGTACACCATGCCGCGTGGGACCATCCTCCAGCAGGAGTTCAATTCGTCCCTTCTGCCTCCGGGGGATACCCGCTATCTGGTTCCGGTGGTCCAGGAGCCGTTTCCCCCCGAAATCTACAATCCGACCAAGACTCCCGGCTATTTGGACGAGGCGACGGGCATCTTCACCCCAGTCCCTGGGCAGCCGCCGAAGGGCGGGGAACCCGTGGTCACGGAGAACGAGCACCCCGGCGGCGACGTGCAGATCGGCCGCACCATCACGTGGGGGAACGTACAGAGCGGGTAAAAAGAACTATCCAGCCCATTTAAGAGGATATCCATGGCAACACTACCGAAAATCATCGCCTCCGACCTTGCAGACGCAGTATTCGAGCCGAAGACCGCATCCGTGTTCGATCCGGCCGACTGGCCGCTCCATTTCGTGGTCGCGGCGGCATTGAAGGGTACGGTCAAGCCATTCGACCGGCAGAACGGACCTTACATCCGCGTCGCCGGTCAAGGGGACCTCTTCATCTATTCGAATGACGGCATGAACGCCTATGTCTACAACTCCCGCAACAAGAAGGCGTCCGCCAAGTTCGACATGTGGGGCGACAAGGTAGCGACCGTCGTTTCCAAGGCCGCGCACAGCGTCCTCAGCAATCCGAAGACGGCGTCCTTGCTTATCCCGGACGATCACCCATCCGATAACACCAAGCTTCAGAGAATCATGGGCGATCCGCTCGACCAGCCGATTTCAGCTTTTGCGCAGTATGAGCCGAACCCCGGCTCGAATCAGATTGCGAATCCTCTATCCCCGATCCAGGGCGATGCCGCATTCTTCACGTACATGATCCCGGGTGCCGTGTTCCAGTCCCATGACGGCCACCAATGGGAAATAGAATCATACGACCAGGGAAGCTACAACGTCGAGTTATACGACCGCTGGTACCCGCGTGTGCGTGCCAACGTCTCGCTGGACGCCGTCCGCCGTTCCATTCATTCTTGGGTCGAGCCGATTCAACAAGTGGTTCCGCCGCCGCCGATTGGTGTCTCATACACGGGACAACCTGTTCGCATCGTAAACTAAAGCGGACTTGGAGGCTCGTCATGATTGATCTCACGGGGGCCTCGCTGGTCGCCTATTTGCTCCGTATCATACGGGACATCGTTGCCAAGAACCCGAGATACCGCAAGGCTGCTCGCTTCGTATAATCCGTGACATTGTGGCTCGTCATCCTCGATACCGCAAGGCTTTAGGCGAAGTCACCTTTCAGACTGGCACGGCTCGGACACCGTCAAACTTGATATCGTTCGCAGACTGCCAAGTCATCGTGAAAAGCGTGTCATCGTCCGGAACGAGACTTTCGCCTGATTATTTTATGTGTACGCAGCACGGTCGGGCCATCCTTGCTCAGGTTGAAGACAAGGACGGTCTCTTCGTGGAATTCGTCCGCGAAGTCGACCCTGGCAACACCCTATTGGACCCGGGCGTCTACTACATGAACGTCGATTCCGTGGACGAAGCGACCCGCGATGTCGGGCTTACACTGCAGAAGTTCAAGTGGCGCGAAGGCTACATCCCACCAGCACAAGGTTCATTCATCTACTTCCGCGAGGGCCTTGATGGCACGGTCATGGTTCCGTCGGACACAAGCAACATTGGGGCGCAGATCAACTTCGCGGCATTCCAAGCGTATCTCATCCTATACACTCCGATCCAGACCATCGCGATAACCGACACGCAGACGGGCGTCGTGCTCACTCCTATCGTCGATTATTGGATAACGCGAAACATGGGGAAGGTGATTTGCCAATCCACGGTCGGCGGGGAAGAGGTCATCTCTATCCCAACCAACGCGACCGGCCTTTCGTTCCAGGACCAGACGGGTTACGTACTCCGCCAGCGCGTGGACTACACCTACTACATGGGGCAGCGCACACCCGCGCAGCCCGCGTTCATCCTTCTTTCAAGCTCAACGCCTATCGGCAGTACTATAACAGCAGTGGGAATGTACCAAGAAGACCCGTCGCCTCAATATGCTACGGTCAATCCCGAGAACTTCCTCAATTTGGTGCTCCAGCCAAACGAAACGCTCACGCCTAACCAAGTGTCCGTCCAATCGGCCATCACCGATCCGACCGTCATCGAGACGCCTTCTACCGCCACACCGGCGAATGCCCTGTTGCTGAGTCCGCTCCTCGGTCCCGGGCAATGGGCGCGGTGGGAAGTCCGCATCAATGCGGAGATGCTGGACAGTTCAAGCGATACCATGGTGACCCAGCTTCACAAGAAGGGTCGCAAGATGGAGATGAACAAGGACTTAGTGCCCGGTCTTTGGGTCGCAATCGGCGACCTCGTCATGAAGGACGACCAGGTGGCAATCATCGTAAGTCCCACGTGGACAGAGACTTACGAGGTGTTCGGGTCAAAGGAAAACCTGAGCTTCACGCTGGAAGTCAAGTCGAATGACCTTGACCACGTCGTCGGAGATTTCCGAGCTTATCAAGCATCGGCTCCTCGTTCAGGCCCGCACCAACATGGAGGCGGACGGCATCACGATCTTTGAAGTTGGTCGCGACCAGCAGGGGGAGCAGCGCGATCCTAGCGGCACGGCACCGTCCTACTCCTATATGCTCAACGTTTCGGCGGCGGCGGACTGGAAGACATTCATTCCGTGTGTTACCAGACTGATCAGTTTCGAGGTAAATAGCGCGCCGTACATAGCCGGATACCCGGGGAAGCTCGTCTATTCCCCGCGTACCAAGGCAATGGGGCGCTTTCAGTTCACCCCGTGGACTGCGTAAAATAAGGAGATTTCATGGCGAAATACGATTTCAAGTGCAACAACGAAGACTGCGGCGTAGTCCAGGAGGTCATTCAATCCGTGCACGACCCGCTGCCGGAATGGAAGAAGTGTCCGGCGTGCGGCTGCCGTGCGAGCCACGTCTTCAGCGTCGTGTCCATATCCCAGGCGAACCTCGGGAAACAGTCGTTCGACGCCCTCATCGGACGCGACTCCGAAAAGCGCTGGGAGAACATCCGAGAGCGGCAAGTCAAGCGTGACAAGGTGCGCCAAGCCACCGGTCAAGAGAATCTGACTATGACGGGATTCAACGAATTCAAGCCCCTCCCCGCCGACAAGAAGCTCACATTGGTTAAGGGGCTCAAGCAGGTTGGCAACTAAGGGGGTTAACGCCCGGCGTGAATTTACCAAAAAACTGACTTTCGCAAGCGATATAGAAGCCGTTGCTTCAACCCATTAGAGGGAGCATCCAACAAAATGGCGCTTTTCCAACAGTACACACAGCCCGGGGTATACACCGAAGTAGTCATCGCCGCCACAGGCGCACCCCTGTTCGGCACGACCCGCATTCCGGTCGTCATCGGCGAAGGCACGCAATTCTTCACGTTCGCCAACCAAGAGTTGGTGCGCGGATCGTCCGCCGTCGTAAACAACTTGGTTGTGAGCGAAGACCTCTCCGACCAAGTGAACGGCATCACGAACACATTCCAGACCACGTATTTCCCGGTCGTTTCGAACCAGGGCGTCGGCAGAACCACGAATGATCCGTCCCAAATCACGGTCATTTCGGATGGAATCCCCCTGACGGTCATCTCATTGAACGGTGCGACGGGCTCGTTCCAGACGCAGGAAATCATCCCGGTAGGCAACACGCTGATCGTGTCCTACCAGTTCAAGCTCAACGACACGCTTGTCGCGAACGAGAACATCGCTGCGCAAATCCCGGCGTTCGCAACGGACATTCTTTCATCTACCACATCGGAAGCCATCCAAGAATCCCATGTGATCCCGTCCAGCCCTCCGGGGCCGGTGACGGTCGCAAACGCATCGACATTCACGGGCAACGTCGCCGTCCAATACGCGAGCGGAACATTCCTGACGCAAGTCGTTTCCGCCCCGACGCTGGGCCAATACTCCGTGACCGCAGGCGTGTACACCTTCAGCGCAGCCGACCAAGGTGCTACCGTCCTCATCAGCTATTCTTACACGAACGCATCGACCGCGCAATCATTGACGGTCAGCCTGACCATCCCCGGCTTCCAGGGCAACAATGTCACGCTCGCCCTCACATTGACACCGGGCAGCGGCAAGTCTGATGCATTATCGATCTCCGGCGCTGGCACCGATGCAATCAGCCTCGAATTGCTCAAGGCCGACAACATCACCGTTCGTACATTAGCGAACGTCAACACGCTCATCTCGGCTGGCATTCCGACCGCACTCGGCTATCTGACCGGCATATTGACCGGTTCCGGTGTTAACCAAGCGTTGGCGCAGACCGCCACGGCATTCACGGGCGGAAAAGGCCCGAACACGAACACGGTTTTCCAGACGCACTTTGCGCCCATCGTCGACGGAACCAATGGCGGCGTCGTCACGACCAACCCAGCAAGCGTCGTCGTCCTTGTCAACGGCGTCGCGGTTACGGTTTCCGTGGTCGACGGTCAGTCAGGCCAAGTTACATTGGCCAACCCGGTCTCTTCCGGGTCCACGATGACCATCACCTACTACACGAACCACTATCAGCACACCGACGATTTGCTCCCCGCAGAGCAGGTTGCATCTATCGTCCAAGTAGGTCTCGGTCCGAACCGCGCCGACTACATCCAAGGCATCGACTATGTGTTGACCCAAGACGGCACCATGATTGCATGGGGTGCCAATACCGACATTGCGGCGGGCACGTCGAATTCAAACAGCGTCGCGCAATTCGGCCCGATACAGATCACTTCGACGCTCGTCGACGAACATATCTATCTGAGTCCTTGCACCGGCTCCGTGAACGGCATCAACGCAAATTTTACACTAGCCAATGTTCCCGTAGATGGAAGCGGGCTCGCCCGCTCTACGGACAACCCGTCCCTCATCTGGGTCTATGTAGGTCCAAGCCCCATCGCGGCTCTTGCCGCCGGAGCCGTAGTAGTCGCAGCATTAGACGGGGCAGCCGCACAGATCACTCTCTTCAACCCGCCGACATCGGGCAACAACGTGTATGCATCGTACTACCGCTCCACATTGAACGACCACACCTACACGCTCACGGTTCAGACCCCCGGCATTCCTGGACAGGGAACCTACAGTGCGACGAACGAACTCAACCAGATCGTCCCTGTTCCGACAATCGGCACGAACCATGTGGCCGACGGAAACTTCAATACGACCGGCATCATCTGGCCGTACAACTTCCCTGACTTTGAAATCCCGGCGAATTCCAAGACTGAAGCGATCACGCTCACGTTCCAAGATGACGACCTGCACTTCATCGTCACGCCTGCCGTGGGTGCAACCGTCGCCGTAGCTATCGGGGCAACGGCAACCTTCACGGCTACCGAAGTTGGCTCGCTTGAACCGGATTGGTCGGCACCAAACGGTACTTCGAGCGTCACGGTCGTCAACAACGCCGCCGAGCCCGTTCTTGTCGCGAATCAGGTCTACGCCAGCACCGGAACAATCTACAACGGCACCACGACAGCATTCCCGATATGGACTGCTAACACACTTTACAGCCTTGGCCAGATCATCTATGATTCCGGCACGGCAAGCATCCAGGTCGTCACGACCGCAGGTACTTCAAACGCAACGCGCACGGCTTCATTCAGCGCAACGGCTGGAGTGACGGCACGAGAAGGCGGTTCCCCATCTAGCTCGCTGATTTGGACCTCCAACGGTCTCGCACCGGCGACGGCAGAACAGATTGTCGTCAACATCTGGTCCACCACGGGTGGTCAGAGCACGGTCAACGCCCTCGTGGCGCTTTTCTCAGGCTCCAACAAGGTCACGACCCCGAAGGCTGGCGTCGTCACCGCAGCAGTCACATCCGGTACGGGCACGTCGCTCGCTACCCCTATCGCCATCAGCTACTTCGAAGGCGGAGTCAACCCGACCACAATCGATTATTCCGACCGCTTCCTCGTCACATCCACCATCGCAGGCGGCAAGGGAACGGGAGAGGCAACGACACCGGCGACGCCGAACGTCGATGCTTCGGGTCCTTGGTCCGCAGCTACGGTCTTCGCGGAAGGCCAGATCATCAGCTTCGTATACTCCGGGACCAGCTACCTCGCACAGGCTGGTCAATATGGCGAGTCCGGCGCTTCCACTCCATTCGTGGCGGGCAGCATCGTCACGGGCGCGACCACGACTGACCACGAAATTACATGGACGACATTAGGTCCCGTGCTCGCCCCGGTAGGAACAAACGGTTACCTTGGCCAAAGCTACGTAGACACCAATACGGGCGTCAAGTTCACCATTGTGGACCCAAACAACGCTCTTCCGTACGGTTGGACGACACTGCCTTCTCCGTCGTACCACTACCGTCCAGGCGACACGCTCCAGCTCATCGTCAACGCCAACCCAGTCGGTTCGTCTCTGAACCAAGCTTTGTTCACGACCGGTGCAATTCCGACAATCGAATTCTTGGGAACGCACACCAATGTCGTCACGACCTATGGCATGACCACGGGCGACACGGCTACCGTCATGACCTTCAACGGCAACGACGGCAATGAACCGAATGTGGGTGAGTACTACTACATCACATTCACGATCAACAAGACCCCTCAGGACATGGCTCTCGTCCTCTACACCGACCCGACATTGGCCTATGCCGCATACGGCACGCCGAACACCATCAACCGTGCATCTCTTGCCGTGCAACTCATGACGGCGAACGGCGCTCAGCAATTCGGTGTGGTACAGGTTCCAGTGCAGCCGAACTTGAACACGGGAAGCGACTCATCTTACGAGTCCGCTATCCAGTCGCTCGCGGCTCCGCTTCCGGGAACTCAGAACCACGTCAACGTCATCGTCCCGCTGTCCACGTCGGCACCTGTTCAGCAATTCTTGAGCCGCTTCCTTATCACGCAGGCAGCCCCTCGCCAAAAGGCCGAGGCAATCGCTTTCATCGGCACGAACATCTATGCCACACCGGCATCGGTTTCCGCGCTCGCACAGTCACTCGCTAATTCCCGCGTCATCCTGGTCGTTCCAGGCGCTCTACCGGGCGGCTATGGCATCCAGATCACGAACACGCAGACGGGCGTCGCACAAGAATATTGCGTGGACGGCACCTTCGCAGCCGCAGCTATGGCAGGCTTGAACGTCAACCCGGCTAACGACGTGGCGACGACCTTGACCTTCCAGGACATAGTCGGCTTCACGCGCCTTCTCGGCACACGTCTTGATGACCCGACCATGGATGGCATCGCATCCAATGGTGCGACGGTCGTCATCGAAAACAACGGCGGTTTGCTGGTGCGCGATTACTTGAGCACCGATCCGAGCAACATTCTCACATCAATCCCGACGGTCACGACCACGACGGACTACGTCGCACAGTACTTCCGTGCGCAACTCGCGCAGTTCATCGGTCGTAAGCTCATCGGGTCAGTTCTCGGTTCGATCCAGATCGTTTGCAACAGTTTGCTCTCGAACTTGGTGAACGCATTGATCCTCCAGGGTTATGCGGCACCGGTCGTCAAGCAGGACGCGAGCGACCCAACGACGGTGGATATCGCCGTAGCATTCCAGCCTGTGTTCTCGATTCGTTACATCGGCGTGACATTCACGGTGACATCGTCCTCAGTCTCGTCTACGACGACGACTTCGACGCCAACAGCAACGTAATCGGGAGAGAAGATGCAGGTCACGAACAATATTACACAAAGCAACGGCATCATCATCGTCCAGATGCAGGCGCTGTTCGTTGGAGACCCGACGGACGCCAGCGACAAGCAGAAGATTTCGGCTTTCGGCGACCCGCTTGTCAATATGGCCGGTCGTGTTTTAGCCGATCCCAACAACCCTGGTTTTTCGTTTGGATTCCAGACGAACGACCTGATGGTCGGGATCACGACGCAGATGCAGAACAACCGGGCACGGTTTTTGACGCAGTTGCCCCTGCAGAAGCCATCGTACCCAAATGGTCAGCCTCCGACATGGTTTGCCCATGATCGTGATGAGTGCCGTCCGCTGCCGCAACTTCAGCCGTTGGATTGCGTGATAGCAAACGACGCTGCCCAAAACGAGGCGGTTACCTCGTGGATCGCTATCATGGTTACGCGGATTCAAGCAGCGATGCAAATCCTGCGCAATCAGGTTATTTTGCCGAATATTCCGTATACCACGGTCTAAGGGCCGCTTGGATAAAGGTGCAAAGATGAGTTCAAAACTATTCGCACGTCGCAAGAAGGAAGCCGACGACGATATCATCGACGATGTTCAACCGGAAGTCGCTGAACCAGGCGAAGCTCCGATGGAGCCGCCAATGGAACCTCCGATGGATGGAGTCGCGCCCGTAGGTGGACCAGGAGCAGCCCCCGGTGGACCCGCCGCCCCTCCCCCGCCGTCTGCAACACCGACCGCAGGGAATCCTTTTGCCGCTCTACCGACCGAAGTATTGACCGTCGTCATCGAAGCCATTTCCAAGATCGACGGTTTCGAATCGCAGCCCGCTACCCTTGGCGCTATTGAGCAGGTCGCCGAAGAATTGAAGAATCGTCCGATGGCTCCCCCGGAACAAGCGGGCGTCCCGGGAGGTGCCCCGATGAAGGCATCGCTCAAGAAGAAAACCGATGTCCCGGCTGACTGGCGTGTCGCAACCGCCGCCATGACGGCGGGCGGCATGACCACCCCTCAAGCCAACGTTCTAGCCTATTGGATGAAGAGTGAGGGCTACACGCCGCACAAGGCGGCATGGCTTATCAAGCGCGGACGCGCCAAGTTCCTACAAGCCAAATTCGCAGCCTCTATGGTTGCAGCCGCCCCCGGCGTTCCTCCGGTTAACGAAGACACGCTGAACAAGGTTGAAGGGCAGCCGCACGATGTCCCGGAAATCGGCGAAGCACACGGCGACCGAGAAGGCGTAGACAAGGCTGAGGCGCACAACAGCAATCCAGGTGCCAGCGTCACGGAAATCAAGGACCCGCAGAGCCTCAACAAACAGGCTAAGGAAGCTGAAATCTCCAGTGCCCTCAAGCTTGCCGAGACAATCGAGAAGAAGCTGGGTTCCCTGTACATGGACGCCAAGCCCATTGCCCGTGCGAATGCATGTGCACAGGTCACCGCCGCCGTCGAAGGCATCTACGACACGATGAACAAGTTCGCGGAAGCTAAGAAGGTCCTGAACAAGTACGAGATGCAGGCGGCCAACGAAGATGAAGCTATCAAGGCAGTCGAGAAGAAGGACAAGAAGGACAAGAAGGCATCCTTCGACCTTACTCTCGCCGCCGCCGAGTAATCAATCTCGGTAACTGATTTTGAGAGACCCTAAGTAGGGAGAAAACAATATGGCAGGTATCAGTCAATACGGCGGATATGTTTACCGCCAAGGAACATCGGGTCAGACCGAAACGGTTATCTCTAGCCGTTTCAAGATTTACACCCCGGCTGTGGACGTTGGCAAGTTCATCAAGCTCGGCGTGACCTCGTCGTTCTCCGTCTCGGAAACGAAGGCAGTTGACGCCGTTCGCGGTCTCGGATACGGCGACCAAGTGGCAGAACTCGTGCCCGGCGTGACCGCCCCGACCTCGTTGGCTATCGCCCGTACATGTCTCTACCTTGCCAACCTCATGCAGATGTTGGGCTACAAGGCTGGAGTCAGCGGTGCCGTCCGTTCCCTCAAGCACCACAAGTGGCCCTTTGATATCAAGACTGAAATCGTCTTCAGCGAGTTGGCTTCAACCGACCCTAACGTCGGGGAAGCAACCCTCGCGGATGTCCCGAACGAAGGTGGTTTGAACAACACCGGCAACCCAGGATTGTTCGCCGTAGCGACAGTCTACGAAGGCTGCTGGATGACATCGTACAACACGGCTTATCAGGTTGAGACCGCCGCCGTTGCCGAAGACACCAATGTGCAAGTCACTGACATCTTTGACGTGAGCGGTTCCGTGTACGGCGAATTCATCGACAGCGGTAACGCACCTGACGACACGACTGGAGCGTCACTCCTCTATAACGGCCTGACGACGGTATAAACCATGAAAAACAAAAAGGGAAAGAAGACAATAAAGCGGGTAACACCGCTCAAGCCTGAAAGATTCGTCAAGGGCATACCTACTCCCCCGGACCCCCGGAACACCCCACTAACCGACGATGATGGGTGGGTCTATAATCCGGGAATAAAAGTACCCCAAAATAAAGAGCCTAAGCCCGAGAATAATGTGCCGCAGAAAAGCGGTTTCATAAGTTGGTTCCGGCGTCTTATCAACTGACTCCAAGAACCTTGGTTCTAGACTTTCCACCTCTTTCTTGAGGCTCCTCGTGTCTAAACTCTTCAAAAAGGCGGCGTTACGCCCTGATATAATCGTCACTTACGCCTACGAATTTGCCAAAGAGTACGACCGTGAGTACGGCTCCGCCGGTTTCGCCAAGTCATTCTACCCCGAAAATCAACTGACGCGCATCCTCATCGACAAGGCGCTGAACACCATCCCGAACTGTTCCAAGGGCGACGCCTACGAAATCGCCATTTCCGCTGAAAAAATCCTGGAAACTATGGGGATCAACCCCGTCGCCGCGAAGACCGGCTCAGTCATTGAACCGGGACTTCTGTACCAATCCCCCGGAGATTCCGGCGAAAAATACCACGACTACAATCCCAATTGGGATTACGAGATAGATGAAACCCCGGACCCCACGATGGCTGCGACCGTAAAGTCCATCTGCGGGCGCATCTTCGCGAAGACCAACGTGCCGTTCCAAGTCTGGGCGGCGAAGCTTGGCAATGACGTAGGGACTTACATCAACGGCACCACGGGATACCCGGTCATCCTCATAGACTTGGAGAATCACCGTGGGTCCGAAGACCAGTTCGGAAAAACCATTTCCCACGAGTTGAAGCACCATGAGCAGGAGGATGCCGGTCGCGATTTCGACGAGGACGAAGCGGAAAACGAATCCGAACACGAATCATCCAAAACCGGTGCCAAGTCAGGATTTCGCGATTGGATGGGTAAGACCCCAACGACAGGGATGGGCAATTCCCGAGACCTGACCGTGACGAAGTTCCAGAACAAGGAGGGCGTGCAACCCGAACCGTTCATGGACAAGTACACAATCGTGAAGGGATTCAGCAAGCACAACCGTGGGTTCCAAGGAACCGGTGATGAAGTCAAGAGCGGATTCTATACGGTGTTCGACGGCGACAAGCCCATAGCCTCGATGTGCCAAGGGTCCCTCGTGGTGGACAAGAAGTATCGTCGCCAGGGCATCGGCATCGAACTGGCGAAGACCTTCATGCACGACTACCCGGATTACCGTCCATCTTCGGTGACCCCCAAGAGCAAGAAGCTGTTTGAAAAGGCGTGGGATGGCAAGACCGGTGCGATCAAGACCGCCTCAAAAAATAAGGCATTCTTGCTGACCGATGGGTTCTTCGTTGGCGGCGATGAGCATGAGCGCTTGGTTGAGAGAATGGGCCTGGTAGGCGGCGCTATCGATGATGAAGAATACGAGACCGCCTGTTCCGATGCCGTGAACAATCTCGTCGAAAGAGGGGCCATCCGCCTGTGCGATGTCGAAACCTCCCGCCCCGTCGCTGCTCAGTTGGTCAAGCCGCCTTCCGATGCGCAGCGACGTGCCTTGGGGAAGCTGATCAAGGAACAGGGCGGCATCGTTTACGACATTCGCAAGGGCGATTATGGCGGTGCCATGACCGACGGGGAAGCTCGAACCGCCGGGGAATTCTGGCGTGTCGTGAACCAAGTGTTCGGCATCAAGACCGCCGACGCCCACAGCGACTACGCCAAGACCTTCCCGGATGATGAAGCATTCCTCAAGCACCACTACACGGGATTCATCCCGAGCCGCGCCTACGAGAACAAGGACTGGACGATGTGGAAGAAGGAGGATTTTCCCGTCCTCTTCAAGACTTTCACGTTGAAGAACGGGAAGCAGGTCGAACTCCGCAAGACCGGTCGTCCTAACAAGTACGTGAAGACGGACGAAAACCAGGATATCATCCGCGACCCCGCAACGGGACTCGCCACTTACCTTTCCTCGGAAGAGATGAAAGCGCAGAACCTCCATGAGTTCGACACCGCGATCTTTGCCTTCGACATGGCGGGAAACTGCGTCGGGCAGGCGAATGACGAATGGGGAGCGGACGGGGTCTGGGTCGCCCCGCAAATACAGCGCCAAGGTCTCGGCGTGGAACTTCTCACCGAGCTTAAAAAGCAATATAAACCCGAACGCCAGATGGGCCAGATGACGAATGAAGGCATCGGGCTGGCTAAGAAATACTATCAGAAGCTTAAGTCTTCTGCCGTTGCGTCCCCATTCAAGCAATCACTGCTTCAGCTTCGTCCGCAGATGGCTGCCGCTGCCCAAAAGGTCTATGACGAGTGGGTACCCAACGACGAAGGCGAGGATGATACATTCGGAGGCGGGGGAATCTGCGACCAAATCTCCGAGGCTATTCAGGGCGTCATCGTTTCCAACATGGAAGCGGACATCGCCGAAGGCGGGCAGGACGGCGACGACCACGCTTGGACAATCGCATACTCCCAAACGGAAACCTATAGCGTGGACATCCATCCCTACGTGTATGAGCGCGGAGGCGGCTATTCATGGACGAAGGTTCCCGGCGTGCGTTTCGATGCCGACGACGTTGAGATATTCCCCGTGGATGTAAGCGCCGAAGACCTCAACAAGTATTCATCCTGCATCGAATGCAATCAGAAGATCAGCAAGAAGGCGAGCGCCGACGGGACGGTGCTTTCATGCGGCTGCGGGAAGAACGAGTTCAAGACCGCCGATCTGACATATAACACCCCCAGACAACCGCTGGATTTCGATACCTTGTACGGCAAGGCGTTCAAAATCGTGGATAATGCGGGAGACCACAACATCGAAGGTTTCAGCATCGTTACACCGGAAAACGGCGATGCCTGGAATTGGCGTGAGCGCCCAGAATTCAAGTCTTTAGTAAAACAAAAACTCAATGATCCCGATTTCTTGGCCGATCACAAATACAATCAAATCCTCAACTGTGCAAAGACCGCATGCTCCGCCGCCCAGGACGAGGCCGATATCAAGCAGATGAAAATGGATGCCGCCGCAACTGAAACGGGGACGCCAGAACAGAAAGCCCGCGAACAGTTCGGTGTGTACCCGGCGGGAGAAGATGCACCCAACCCCCTCTTCATCTGGACAGACGGCATGGTCACGTCGGGCACGGACTACCACGAGCAAATCGCCTGCTACGTCTATGACGAGGACCCCAAGGCAGTCGGGGTCTCTATGGTCGATAAATTCCTGCGCGAAACGGGTGCCGTCCGCATCTCCGCCAATTTAACCGATGATTTCAACGTGCAGATTATGAAGTCCCCGACCAGACGGCAGATTCGCTCCATCGCCATCCTCAGCAAGGGCATGACGCTCTTTTGGGACATAGGGGATCAGATACCCGTTGGTGGGCGCATCGATATGAAGGGCGTGACCTCGGGTCGCGGAACATTCGGCGAATTCCAGCGCACCGTGGATAAGAAGTTCGGCAAGATTGCCAGCCGCAAGGTCGCCCTGGACGCCGTGCTGGAGGAACTCAACAAGCCCATATCGGCGGAGGACCCGCAGCGCGACATCGGCGGACAGGGCACCGGGGAGGAATCCCCAGCCAACTCAATGGCTACCGAGATTGACGAACCGGACAAGCAGTACAACCACCCGTTCGGTCTAGGCATGGGTACGGAACCGGAAAGTGCCCGCTACGCTAGCATACTGCGCAAGGAGATAGCCGCCATAGAGAAGCGTGCGTCCCTGTGGACGGCGGCGGATGTCGAGCAGTTGCAGGCGCTCCGCATGGAGCTTCATCTCTTTGCGAAGACAGCCGCCGAGATGCCAAAATACCTGTTTCACGGAACCAAGGGCGACAACGTGCCTAGCATCCTGAAGGGTGGTCTGAGAGCGAACTGTTATCTCTCCACAGAGCCTGTCGCCGCTTGGTACGCGGCGTGGGATGGAAACAAAAACAATGCCGTCGTAATCCGTATACCCATCTCCAACTTAGATACCAGCGACCTTGTGAAGGTAAAGCGCCTGATGCCGGGAAGTTTGGCGCAAGTAGGGGACACCCGCATCTGGCAGTATGCCCAGCCGATACCCGTTTCCGAGGACGACGTATTCCCCCTGCGGGTCATCAAGACCGCCGAGCGCGGCCAGTTGAAGTTCCACGACCAGCCGGACAAGCTGCCGCCCCGCGACGACATGAAGTCGCACATCGACAAGACGCAGCTCGATCCCCAACTGAAGAAGGACAAGAAGGAACGGAAGAATCCCGCCACGGTGCCCACCCCGGTTCCGCTGCCTCCGCAAGCCAAGATAGAAGGCACTCCGCCGACATCGGCCGCTCCTCTCAAGCAGGACCTCGCGTACCGCTCGCGGTTCGCCGCAAGCGATTCTGAAATTACGATCTATCGCGGGGAGGGGGGGACTTCCAAAAAAAGCGGTCCCTACTGGTCTCCCGACAAGGATTTCGCAAGACAATTCACGCATTCAGGACTGGAAAGCGAACTGAAGAAAAACACGATTCAAGCGAGTGATGTCTACACCCCGAACCAGCCGGTGTATGGGGGCGATCCCGACGCAATCGATTTCGCCGTCGCGGAAGCTCGCGGCAAGGGTTTCAAGGCCGTAAGACTGAGTGAAGGGCAGGGAGAACCAGATTCGATTTATGTGTTTGAAAGATCGGCCCTGAGAAACCGCTCACGGTTCGGCGCTCCGAAAAATGCAGCCGCCACGTTCGAGGGCAATGCGTGGATCACCCCGGAAGGGGGAATCTTCGGCGAAGGCGACGAGCACGGTGCCGCATTGGACCCGTCCCTGGACCCTGACGACGAAGACCAAGCGGGGATGGAAGCCCGCCGTGCGAAGGCCATCCGCGAAGCCTTTGACAAGGGATGGGTCCGTGCCAACACGGGGCGCGAATTCCTGAACATTGAAACCGCCAAACCCCTGACCGAGCAGCAGCGTGCCGTGTTTGCAACCGTTGGCAAGGGGAAGGAAATCTACTACGACTTCCGTGGACACCCCGAGGCATTCGGACTCGTCTACGGGCGCGGTCCGGCATCCTTCGGCCAGTTCCTGAGAGACCACGACGCCTTTTTTAAGCTCAACAAAACCGCAAGTGACCCGATCAGTACTGGGTGGAGCTGGTTGATGACCAAAAAGACAAAGCAAAAGCGGAGTTCCTGTCGCACCCGGACATTAAGCAAATCGCCCAAGACAACGGCTGGACGATGGAAGAAGCTTGGGAAAACGTGGGTAGAGACTTCGCCAATGAATTCCACAACCCGGCTAACCGGTTTTTCGCGTCGGCTGTAGTCACTTGGTAAATAATAATGACGACTGCTGGGAAAACCAAACCACGAAACTCTCCTACAGATCATTTATCGGTGCATTCAACTTCGTAGAGCACTTCCAGAATTCCTCTTACGCCAAGGGCCACATCCTCGATGCCGTCCTCCGCAAGGTGGGCGTCATGCCGGACGGCACCATCAGCCCGAATGCCGCGTCCGATGTGTGGGTCTACTTCGTAGACATTCTCGTAGCGACCGACATGTCGCACGAGAAGCTCGTGACCGACATCCGCGACAGCAAGGTCAAGTACCTCTCGATGGGCTGCGTCACCGACCTAGTCATCTGCTCATTCTGCGGAGCCCGCGTCACAGACCAAGGCGCATATTGCAACCATCTCGCCTATCAGAAGGGTACATTCATCCCCGACGAAAACGGCATCTATCGCCGCATCGCCGAACTTTGCGGTCACAAGTCGCTCCCGAACGGCGGCGTCAAGTTCGTAGAAGCATCATGGGTGGCCACCCCGGCGTTTCCCGGCGCTTCCAAAGCGCTCGGTCGTGGCGGAAGGCTGGCTCGGTCCTGGGTCGCCTTACACGCAAGAAGCTGAAGTTCAGGCTAGCAGCGAAAAGGAAGAATTCTCCAAGGCGGCATCCTTGAACGACAGCGATTTCCTGCCCCTAGTCGGTTGAAATCGAACAATATTGCGCGTCGTCTACGGAAAAAGTAAATGAACCCTCTTGTTTACCAATGAACTATTTTTCACCAAGATCACGAGCGTCCCGAGCCTCTTCAAGAAGAAGGCAGAGAAGACCGGGGTCGAGGTCTTTGATCGCGTTTGGAACGATTTCCATGGTTCCATGCACGATCCGGGAAACGAGAAACGAGAGTTCGGGGACGTGCTGAAGAAGCATCCCTCCAAGCACCAAGTCCTTGTCGCCCTCGGCAAGATGAACTACACGGTGGACAACGGCGGCTTCGCCCGTTGGATTGAAGGACAATTACGCCTTTGATACGGGAGACCTGCTCCTCAAGAAGCTTCCCCACGACGATCACGCATTCCCCATCTTGTCCAAGGTCCACGACCTCGTGAAGGCCGTGCTGGACGCCTACGGCGAATTCGGAGTGGACTCCTTCAAGGACCTGAAGCACCTCCTCACCTACATGAAGGGACCAGACAGCAGCACGCTGTGGAAGTGGTTCAAGAAAGCCAAGGGTCACCTGTTCCAATCCCAAAAATACATCCAGTCCCCGCACGACCTCGACTACGTCACGGGGAAGTGGGGTGTCATCCACTTCCACGAGAAACCCCTCAACGAGGGACTCGTGGAGAAAATCGAGAATGAGTTGTCTACCGAGGAGAATCAGGCCCGCAAGGATGACCTCTCAACCGTTTTGGCCGTCATTGACGACCGGTTGGCGCTTCAGGAAGAGTGGGAGCGATTCAAGGACGGCGAATGGACGAACGCCGCAGAAGTCGCATTGGACACACTGGACGACCGCTATCACGAAACCGTATCCATCGCCACGCTGGCCGCTGAGGCTGCGGAGTGGTTTGATGCCACCCCCGACGAAGTTGAAGTGGTCGCCGAGAGCGACGTAGCGCTGCCGAAGACATCCAGCCGCAAGGTCGCCGGGGGCCAAGAGTTCTCTGTAGTATCGACGGGGAAGACCGCGCAGGAAGCCTTCGGCAAGGCGGCAGAAAATGCACGAGCCGAATCCCGAGAAGAATACCCCGAAGGCTATTCGGGCACCATCGCGGAAAAGCAAGGGTTTGTTATGGTTGTCCCGCCTGCGGGGGTTGACCCCAAGAAGTACGCCCAGTGGTTGATGAACGACGAGGAATCCACGGATATTCAGCTTGTTCCCGGCCAGAAGTGCCCAAAGTGCGAAGGCATCATAGAAGCTAAGTCACCGGGAGCTATGCCACGCTGTCCGAAGTGTGGCCTCCGTGCCTCTATGAGCACAGGCGGCTATGGCGGCAGCCCTATGAAATACTACGCAACTGAGTGGGGAGCGTTCCCGCCGCAGCACGGGGCGCAGGTCGAACGCGACAAGCAGAAGATAGACGACAAGTGGGGTCCAGCCGGATGCGTTCAGTTGGGTCCAGGGAAGTGGATGTTTTTCGGGACGGCATCGTCCTAAGTCCACATTTTTTCAAAGATTTGACTTTCAAACCCCTTCAAGGAAGGGCTAATACAGCCCACAACCAGCCTTGTAGGAATGGAGAATCAATATCATGGCGATCGAAAACACCACAAAGCAGCCTACCTTACAACAGCGCATCGCTGCTCGTCAAGCAAAAAGAGCTGAGATCGGCAAAGAAGCCAAGCTGCGCACGGCTTGCGCGTACACCATCGCGAAGAGCCTGATTCCTACGGCCCCGGCTGATATCCAGAAGAAGCTTGCGTCCGTCCTGATTCAGGCACCGACCAAGATTCTCACATCCGCTCTGCGCCAGACCGCAGTCAACGCCCACTATACCAAGCTTGCCGATACCTTGAAGAATGTCCACAAGGTTGAGCTGAACCAGCTTCTCGAAGCATCCGGCGACCTGGAAAAGGCCAAGGGCGAAGTCAAGTCCGAACTTAAGGGCGACGCGAAGTCCGCAACGAAGGTTGCCGACGACCGCAAGGACGCTGGCCCGCAACCCGCCAAGTACAACGACGGGACACAGATTTCCGGCGACAGTGCGTACAAGGAAGACCCCCGCATCGACGCCTCAGGTTCCGAGACACGCGAGGCCGATACGGTCAACAAGACCGAAGGCGGCAAGAGTGTTGAAGACGCCGTCCAGGATTCCGCACGAGCGGAAGTGACCGGTGGTAAGAAGTCTTCAGTCAAGAAGGCTGACATCGCGACCGGCGCAACACCGGCTGGCATATCGACATCTCCCGCTCCCGCATCATCTATGCCGAAGATCAACCCGGCTCCATCAGCTAAGCCGTCCGCAGCACCAAAGCCGTCCGCAGCACCGTCTCCCTCAGCGCAGTCCCCTGTAGCAGGGGGGACAGCCGCAATCGCCGCATCCGCCAAGAAGAAGGCTTGCTCCTGCAAGTCGGGCGAATGCAAGTGCGGTGCCAACGAAAAGGAAGGTTCCGCCGAGAAGGAAGGTTCTACCGAGAAGGAATCGAATTTCGGCGTAGACGGAAAGCCGAATTCAAAGGAAGTTCTCCAGACCAAGACACAGACCGCCTCCAAGAAGACCGCCGACGAAATGGGCAACACGGCCCCCGTAGGCGACATGTCCGGAGCCGCACCCGGCGGCGGACCAGCTCCCCTCCCCGAGGGTGAGATGCCTCCTGAGGGTGCCGAAGCCACACCAGCACCAGAGGGCGCAGCATCCGAACTCGTTCAAGACGAACAGACGGATGTCCTGAAAGAAAAGGTCCAGGAAGCCGAACACGCCGTCCAAGCTATCGAACAGGAAATTTCCAAGGAAGAGTCCGAAGAAGTGGACTTGACCGGCATCGGTGAGGAAGCCCCAGTCGAAGGCGAGACGGGCATAGAAGAATCACCCGAAGGCGAGATGACCGAACTCGACATGCAGAACATCTTCGCACCGGAGGCAATGAGTGAGAAGGTTTCCGCTCTCGCCAATGAGCACCACGACGCCGCAGAAGACGATTTCTTCGGCCCGACGAGTTCATCCGATATGGAAGCATCCCTAGACGAGGCGCAGTTCGCTTCGCTCGACGACATGTTCTCCACCACGGCCAGCGCGGATTCGATGGACGCCCTGTTCCACACGGCATCGTCCGTTGACGGATTCACGGTCGTTCCGTCCAGCACCGGCGAAGCCGCGAATCACTTCGAAGCCGATCACGGCAAGGACACTCGCGATAACGAGACCGATCACGACAACGACATCCTGTCATTGCTCGTGGAAGGACTCAGCGAGCAGAAGGACGGACAAGAGCGCGTCAAGCAGGATGCTACCAATGAAATGGAAGCTCCTCAAGCCGCGAAGGAAGCCGCCGTAAAGCAGCCGGTCAAGGCGAAGGCCAAGACCGCAACTCTCAAGCACATCAAGACCGCCGCACCGGTTACGGCAGCAGCCGATACCGCTAATGTCGCGGATGCATTGTTCGCTTCCATCGATTCCTTCGAGGAAGACCGCAACAGCACCTACGGCGGGCGTCGTCGCTAAAGACCGCGTGGTATCGTAGCATCAGGGACGAAAAGACCACAGAAATGTGGTCTTTTCGTTTTTCAGGGATGGAAAATCACTAATTAGATGAGATTTTTCAATACGAACATCTTAACTGTATCAGCGTAAGCCGGTACTAAATGCGTCTTCCATATAGACCAGATGCCAATCCCTTGGCTACGGTTTGTGGAGATAGCAAAATTTCCTCAAAGGGAAAACAACATGGCTCTCAAGCTCTTCTATTATGGCCAGAACATCGGGAACACCGTTCCTAACGTCGTTCTGACCGGTAACCCTGCCCTAGACCAGCCAGCCCTTGCGTCTGCCGGATACCTCGGCGGCAAGATCATGGCAATCACGGGCGTTTCCGCAGTCGGTGCAACAGCAGGCAGCGGATCAATCCCAGTAATCATCCCAGCGGTCGGAGACACGGGTAACAACCCGCCTTTCGGCACGCTCATCAACGATCCTGGCGAATTCTCGGGCTCCATCGGACCTTCGGGTTCCGGTAAGGCCCCGGTTGTCCGCGCACTGTGGTTCGGTGCCGTTGACTCCGTCGCCTTCGACACGACCGACACCTATACCCTCGGCGGGTATGTTTATGTCGGCGGCGCAGCCCACACCACGACCGGGCAATACACGGGCGTCGGACACGCAGGCACGGCGGCGATCAAGGTTGGAATCTGCACGAGCCTACCAGGCGCGGCTTCGTTTTATGGCCCTGGCTCCTACCAGTACGGGGGCACAAACAACTGGCTCGGCGTAGCGTCGTTGCTATAAGAGACCAAGGAAAAAGGACAAAGACCCATGAATCTCTCTCGCACACAGCAACAGACAGCAATGCTTGGTCAGCTTCTCAAGACCGCCGGTGGACGCCAGAAGCTCGCCGCATCACTCGGGCCTTCTCTCCGCCGTCGTCGCGACTACATGTCAATCGCCCGCAAGGCGTTGATGGTCGAAACCCTGCCGGACGGCGCACTGCCGATCTACGACAAGGAATTCGACACGACCGGTGCCTCATTCGTCCAAGCCTTTGTGGTTGGTGAAGAAGGCGGCGACATCGTCAACGTAGTCAAGCCGATCCGCGTCACGGTTCCGACGTTTGAAATCGCCGCGAACCCGATGATTCCCATCACCCAGATCAAGGAACGCCGCTTCGACCTCGTCGCCCGCTCCCTGAACCTGGCCAAGGCTGAAGTCGGAGCCACCGAAGACTCGTTCGTCTTCGGGTTGTTCGACGCCGTCGCCGCAAGCATTCCTTTCGGCACGGGCGTCAACGACACGGTGTTCAACATCGACCAGACGGTCAACGCACCGATCTCCGTGGAAAACATGGCAGATGCCTTCGCAAGCATCAGCCGCCACGACTTGTCGGTTGCCTACGCCTTCTTCAACCCCCGCGACTATGCGGACCTCTTGAAGTGGACGCAGCAGAACATCGACCGTGAAACACAACGCAAGCTTCTCAAGACCGGCGTCATGGGCTACCTGTGGGGCGCAACGCTCCTCCAGTCCCGTAAGGTCGGTTACGGAACCGTTTACATCCTGGCGGACGCGGAATTCCTCGGCGTCATCCCGGAACGTGTTCCTCTCACCGTCATGTCGGCTGACCGTCCTGACCTCCGTCAGATCGGTTTCAGCATCTTCGAAATCCTCGGCTTCTTGATCTTCAACCCGAGCGGTATCCAGCGCATCCTCGTGACGCGCAACGGTATCACGGGTTCGGGATCGGGTCCTGGCAACGAAGACGCCTAAAGCCTCCTGAACTGAAGCAATCCTGAGCGGGGCAGACGATCCAAAAAATCGTTTGTTCCGCTTTTTGTTTTTCTGCGGTATTATTCCTCATGCGAGGGTGTCCCATGCAAAAAAGCTTCCTTGTCAAATCGGCCATGAATTTTGGCAATACCGTCAATTTCATCATCCGTGCCGGAGACATCCTGGTATACGACTCATCGAACCAAAACAAGATCACGGTCTATCGCAACGGCGACATCATCAAGGTCCTTTCCAACCAAAGCTCCGGAGGTCTTCAGGGATTGTCCAAGGCGGGTGGTTGGCCGAAATCCACTCCAACGACGCTCCCAAGCGCCCGCAGCAAGCCCCCAAAGTGGTCGCTCCCGTGCGCAGGGAAGCCGTTTGCCGCAACGCAGGCGGCCACCCAAGCCAAGACGGCTACCTCGCGGGATGCCAAGCCCCTGGGCCAGAAGGCCGACGCGGCCCCCAAGAAGCTTTCCGTTGCACCCACGACGGTCTAGCGGTATAATTTAGGGTTATGAGCAGAGTTCCCAAGGTCAAGTGGCACCGATGCATATGGAAGAAGGGCGGCCTCTGCTGGTTCTGCGGCGGCGTCGCCGAGACCGTCGACCACGCCAAGCCCCGAAGCCGTGGCGGCTCCAACCGGGATGACAACCTCTACCCGGCGTGCTTCCGCTGCAACAACCTCAAGAGCGACTGCACCGTGGCTGAGTTCCGGCGCATCGTGCGCCTGCTCGTGTGCCGCAGCCTCCTGTCCAAGGGCATCATCGTCCGCTGCTGGGAGAAGTTCCCCATCAAGTTCTACGGCGAGGGCAACGCGCATCCCTTCCTGTTCTAAGGGTTCCGCCTGCACCGCCCGTATTGAAGGCGAGAATACGCCGCTACCACGGCGTTAGCTTTTGAATGTGACCTCAGGGTTGCCGATGTTGGTAGTGGTTTTAGACCACTCACCCAAGCTTTTGCATCGGCAATCGCTTCTTCTTTAGTCTTTCCACCCAAAGTCCAAGCCTTATGCGTGATGTCATTTTCTAGAACTACACAACAACCGCAATTGCTGCCCGCTTTACAAACAGTTGCGGTGAAACCTATATCGCCGGTGAATGTCGCCAATGTTCGATCCATTAGAAAGTCCTCAGGTTGGCGTCCAACACTCTGCCAGCCGCCATGAGCCTGTCGTAGGTAGAGTACTTCGCCATCAGGGGAACCGCCGCCGCCGTGAAGAACTTCACCCGCTTGCGCATTCCGTTGAAGGCGATGTGGCCCGCCAGGATCACGAAGCAGCCATGCTTGCAAAGATTAGGCGCTTTGTTCGACCATGGTTTCTTGTGTACGGAGCCGCAAACCAAGCAAACGCTGCCTTGCACCGTACATGCTGGTGCGCTTTGCGAAAGTCCCTTGGTTGTCTTCGCTTTCATGCCTCCATTATACCACGCGAAGCGCTAGAAAGGCTAGGTTTAGGGCGCTTTCTCATACAAAAGGACTTACGGTTTCTTATGATGAGGACCACTTTGCATGTCCGTGTCAATTACCATCCCCCTATCAGCGATAATCGCGGGCTCATACAAGGTCGGTCTGACGCCGCGTGACGGTATGAAGACCGCCGTGGCCCTCCCCGAACTTCTCACGCAGACGAATGCGTTTTCGATGAAGAACCGCCCCGGCTGCACGCCGTCGCTCGAAAAGTCCGACCCCAAGAACCTCTACCTTCAATACAAAGTCACCTGCCATTTGGCGGAGTCCGACCCGAACGGGCACGAGGTGCGGGTCCAATTCGATGCGTCTAAGATCGAGGCGGAACAGAACGCCAACGACCTCGACATCCAATGCTCCTGCTCCTGCCCCGCATTCCTCTATTGGGGGGCGCAGTGGAACCTGCACCAGCGTGACGGTCTCCTCGGCGAGCCGCGCCCGAAGCTGCAGGCACCCACGGAACGCCTCGACCTCCGCTCGAACTTCGTTATCTGCAAGCATTGCAAGGCGGTGTTCGAGCGCATCCTCCCGTCCGTGCAGCACAACATCAACAATATCACCCGCAAGAAGAAGGTCGAGGAGAACAAGCGCAAGAAGGAAGAGGAGAAGGGCCGCCCTCCCGTCGAGATGAAGCAACCGGAAGTCGAACCGGAGATGGAGGAGCTGGAGCGCGAAGAAACCAAGCGCATGCTCCAGGAAGACCAGGGCATCGTGGAGCGCGAGACTCCCGCGACCGAGGGGGAAAAGAAAAAGCATCCGACGCTGGAACCGACGCAGGAACCGCGTAAGCCTAGCCGCTGGAAGGAGCATATCGACAAGCTGAAGGGCCTGATGAAGGGCTGGCCGAAGGCGAGAAGGAAACCGTCCCGACTCCCGAAAAGCCCAAGCCCCCGGCACCGAAAGAGCCCGAGCCGGACGAACTACCTGAACCATTGAAGAAGGAACATCCGTCCAAACCGCACGTGGACAAAGGGCTACCCTACGTCCCGAAGTGGCGGAAGTGGATCAACAAGCTCAAGGACCGCGTCAAGGGCTGGGGCGGCAAGCCGAAGGCAAGCTCAAGACTTGACAAACTCAAGGCACGCACGGGGATGACTGACGCCGATCTAGATGAGTTGGTGGCAGAGCAGGAACATGAGAGCCGGATAGAATAAATGATCACCGCCGAAACAAACCAACCATTCCCGAACCGCATCCAGTTGCAATGCGACGTCTTACACGGGACCGTGGACCTCCGCCCGCTTGGGCATTGTTCAATCCGATTCGCGATATGCGAATCTACGTGGACGGCGACCCTCTGACCGTCCAGGCATTCTGCATACGATGGGGCGAACAACCGCTACCTGATCTATGCCGCCGCGCCTATAGACCTCGCAGGAATCGTTCAAGTATGCTACCACATCCCCGACCCGCCGTTCTATTCCATAGCAGGGTATGTGCCGCCCGTCGTGGATGACGTGACCCTAAACCCGACGCTGGCGTACAACGATGGTCCCGGAATCGTGAGTTATTTCTCGGGGGTCGAAGGTTCGTACTTTGGAGGCGGCACGACCGCGACTTTCACGATTCCCGTGCCGGTTCAGGCGAACGATGTCGTCGCTTTCGAGTTGAGTGCCATCACGGTGTCCCCATGGCAGTCCATCGGATATCCCAACGGATTCTCAGGACAGGGAACCAGCCAGACGGCGGCAGCCGTGTCGGTCGCACTGTCAAATTTCTACGGACACGTCCCCCAAGGACTTGCGGTCGGGTACACCTGCTTCGCATACGCATGGATTACAAGCACCAATGCCGCCGATGCCCTGTCTATAACGGGAGTAACGGACAGTCTAGGCAACACGTGGATACCCCTGAGCAACCAGTTCAACTATACCGACCCTCCTCGCTCGGGCACCAATCCCATTTGCGCCAAAATCTTCTGGTGCGTCAACACTGTGGCGGTTCCATCCACGGGGACGCTCACCGTTTACGCCGCCTTCAGCGGCTGCACCGGGACCGCTTCATCCGGTGTGACTTTCATTTTTGTCCAGAATACACTGTCATTGATTTCTACGGTGAACAATCCGGAGACATCCGTGACATCCATGTCGGCCGGTCCGGTGGTCACCACGTCCACTCGCGGCTCTTTTATCATGGGCTGGGCTGGTCCGTGCATCTCTACCATAACGTTGACGGGCGGCTGGAATAAAAACATCTACCCGACAAACAGCAACCCCGGAACCCACAACGTGGGGATGTTCAGCTATTACCCGAATTCGAATTCAAATTTGGTCCTGGCCCCACCGGGAACCTATACGTTCGGACCCGTGCCTGTTTATTCGGGAACCACCAATGGGTTCGCTTTTGTGGCAGCGTTCAGTCTTCCCACGACGATCCCGACTCTTCCGGAGACCGTCACGGACAACCTCGGGAATGTGTACACGATTTTGAGCGGAACAAGCGTGAGCGGCATTTCCGGGCCGGAACCGTTCAACGGTGCCCTCTATACTTCCACGGGTGCGACGGGGACGGTGAACGGTTTCACCGAGGGCGGCACGGCGACCATCGCGATTACCGTCCCCGTCTCATCCTGCGGATTTTGCTACGCGGGCGTTCTTTTGCGGGGGGTGAGCACGACACTGGCCGGGTACGCGACCCAAAACGCCATAGCGAACCCGCAGGCGACCATCAATTCCGGACCCCTCACCACCAGCGGAACGACGCTCCCCATATCGTTCGCGCTATCCTCTGGGTTTTTTAATTTTCCATCCCCGGAACCGCAGGGTCCTCTGCTCGGATTATCGAGCCAGGTAGGGACTTACGCCCAAGCGGGCAGCGCATGGTACGGCGGGCTTATGTCAGCCGGAACGTACACCGCTTACTGGGCGGACTACTTCAACGAGCCGTTTCCGGGGACTTCCGGCAACGCCATGCAGGCGGTTCTCGTGGCATTTACTGCGTCCGCGTCGGACGTGCCGTGGACTAATCCAACGGATATAGAAGCGGGAAATCCAACCGACTATGCAACGGTTTCGCTGCCAGCCTATTCAGTGAGCGAACCAATGGCGGGCGCGTTGCTGTACGGCACGGCTTCTATTGCGACGCCCATTCCGTCCAGCTATTCATCCCAGCCCAATATATCCGTTGAGTTCTGGTTCTCATGCCCCACGACTGGATATTCCGGTCTCAAGATGGTCGGATACGGAACCTACGGAACGACTTCCCCGGCGATGGGTCTGCATATCAATTCCAGCGGACATGTGGCGTTTCAACAAGGCGGCAGCGATGTGCTGGCTTCCACCGCCGCATACAACGACGGGTTGATCCATCACTGCGTTCTTACGATCGGTCCTTATTTGTCGGCGTGCACGTTCAATCTCTACATCGATGCGGTCCTGTCCTCTACGGCCAACGCCGCGTTCACAACCACGGGCGGCTCGCCGCCGACCCAAGGGAATTGGGTGCTCGGTCCCCTTGCCGGGACGCAGTCCATCTGGTTGTCTCATGTGTCCGTCTGGACCGGAACGACCTTGGGGTCCATAGACATCACCAATCATTTCAATGCATTCATAAATTATGGACAAGCGTTCTACGAAAACACGCTCCAAGGACCGGCGACCATAGGGGAAGAATTCATCTCGGATGTGGCTGCATTCTCCTATGCGGTTCAATCTAACTACAACACGGCGGTTAACTCATCCAGCATCACATGCAGTCTTCCGAATCCGACCAAACCCGGCAACGTACTAATGTACATCGTGACAAGCACGAGCGCCGCAGGAGTCGCTGACACTCCATCAGTTGTGGATTATCTGTCGAATACGTTCAGCGCACCCATCGTGGAACCGGTCCCAGGCGGTTCGCCTCCTGCGCTCCCCGGCACATTCCAGATGTACTCCAATGCGGGGACGGTAGTCACCGGAGGTTCTGACTATTTCGAGGTTTCATTCTTTGGGCAGGTTCAGGACACCATCGCCATCATAGTGGCGGAACTGACCGGCGTCACCATGGCCGGGGTTGTATCGGCTGGAAATTACGGGACCAGCACGGAAACCAGCGGCAATTATGCTTTGGAATACGGGGCCGGTATCACCCCAACGGGTAATGTGCTCATGGTGGGAGTTGTCGGACTAAAGACGCCGCCCACCGGAACCTATCCCTACGAGTATTTCTCCAACATAGATGGTTTTGACCAAGTCCTAATAACCCCCAACGCACAGGCTGGGTTGGATTGCGTCGTATCCTTGGGTTCCAGTTTGAACACGGTTTGGTGGTCGGACACATACGGCAGCGTCTACGGGGTGGGACAGTATGCATTCCCCCTTGCGCAGACTCCGCCGCCCACCTATAGCTGGTATCTGACGGACTCTCCCTTTGCGGGGGGGTCGATAGACAACGCAACATTCACGAATGTCGCCTTGGATTCCGGCGTGGGCCTGAATGGCCAGCTCATCAACGGGGTGCTTGTAAACAATGCCAGCACGCACGTCATAAACGCCATTGCCACCACGGGAACAGGGACAATGAACATAAACTCCTTTCCGATCATCCCGTCTATCAACGATGCATTTGTTTGGTCAGCAGCTTCGGGTGCTTCCAACTCTGGCGGACCGAATCGCAGAGTCATCTCAACCAACTACGTGACGGGTGTCATGTCGGGCCTTTTCGATCCCGGCGCGTGGGGCATCGAGTATGTGTATATAATCTTGGCGGAGACCGGTCTGGACTACACATTTTTCCTCGGTTGGCCTTCATCGGTTCCCTATTCCACATCCATCATCACGCTGACGGGAGTGATGACCGGGTACCCGGACATCTGGGTACAGAGCAACCTCGTGTACAGAACCGGGGTTCAATCGGGAAACTCCCTCGACTACAACAACATGCCCGCGTTTTCGTTGATGGTTTCCACGGCACTCAACGCCGTAACGGATACGACCCCCGCTATCACCGATGGTACGTTCCAGCTTTTGGAGTCCGCGAACAGTGGCGCAAACGCCTCCGCCATCGGCGGATATCTCGCCCCCACTAATGGGAACTACGTGAACACGTGGAGCAACGCCATCTACAACACATCCGCCCATGACCAATTTGGGGTCGGCTTCATCACGACCAACGCACTCAATCCCGGCATATACCTAAACGGCTCGGCGGGAGTCTACCAGATGGTCGTCTTCAAGTACCGCGCCGTGGGCGGGACCGAAACGTCCTCCCAGTATTTGCAGGCGATTGCCTATGATCCGGGTCTTTCCGTCGGAGACACAGTTTTGGGTGTGGAGTTGTCCATCACGGGGGTTCAACAAACATCCGACCCAAGCGCTACGCTGGTGATTACTCCCAACAATCCGGTAATTGGGGCGGAAACGCACACGTTCCAACTAGGAACCTCAGTACCTCCGGAGACAGTGACATTTGGCAGCTCTACCGATCTATGGGATATGCCTTGGAGCACGAGTGCCGAAGTGAACAGCGGCAATTTCGGGTTCACCGTCCAAGGCACGGAGGCCGCGCTGCAGCCCGGTCCTTCCTTGGTGCAGAACTCCTCAAACGGATTCGCCATACCTTTCTATGATGGAGGCTTTGCTACTCCCGCACCCACTACCCACACGGGCACCACCGTCGCGTGGATCATGCCCGTAGCTGCGGGCGTGGCCATGTGGCCGAACATGGGAGCCTTGCTCATCGTGGAATGCCAAGGGGGGGCGTATCCGACCAGCCTTACGGACACCGCATTCAATACGTGGGTTCCCATCCTCACGAACCAGGCATGTCCCGGAACGAACAGCGTAACCTCCTCCCAGTTCTATTGCGCCAACCTCCAGTACGACGCGACCATGCGCCTGACCGTGACCGCGAATTTGAATGCTTCCATCACGTCTAAGACCGTCCGGTTTTTCGGCTTCAGCATTCAGGGGACGTACGAGGGCTACACGGTGGCCTCGGGGACGGGAACGAGTTTCGGCGGAACCTATACCACCGCAAGCCAATCCAACTGGATCGTCAACCTGTCGTACACGGCAAGCAACCCGACCAGCGCCTCTCCAAACCCCCAGAATTGGCTGATTGAATACGGCTACTACCCTTCCATGGGAACAATCGCAACCTACAACGTCCTGTCCGGTACGGTCGGCGCGGGCGGCGTGTACACGGCCCCATGGTACGGCGGACCGCCGCAGGCTTACTTGACCATCTGCATCTCTTTCTCCATACCCACGATCACATCGAATCTGCTGCCGAGTCCCGTTTCCTTGGGGAACCTGGTCTTTGTCCTCATGCAGACCGGGCTTGAGTGGAACGGTCCGGCGGGAGTCGACAACCTTGGAAACCTGTACGGGACCGTCGCCGGTCAGGGTTGCTCCACGGTAGTGACCAATCCCGGCTTGATTACGCAGATCGCCTTTGCCAACATCAACAATGTCGGCGGGAGCGCTTATGAGGCCGAAACGGGCGGGGGTTTGGGATTCATGTTCGAGTTCACGGGCCAGGCGAAGACCATCCCCCCCGTTTCCCTCGCCGGGTCTATACTCGGATTCCCCAAAAATTCATGTTACGTAGGGGGGAACATAACCTCCAATTACCGGGCACTCGTGGCGTCGGGCGGCGCGATACCGACCACCATTCCTTCTAATGCCTACATATTGAGCATCTACTCCGCCCAATTCGCGAACATCACGGCGGGACCGAATACCACGGTCCTTGCGACGGGGAACTTCAACGCCGTGTACGGCGGACCATTCAGTCTGATCGCGACCACCCAGCCGACCCCCAAAGCCGGTCTGGTGAATTTCGGATTCGGGTTGACTTTCGCATCGCCCTACGCGGGTTCGCCCGCCGCCGCGACTTGGGAACCGCACACGCGGTACTACAAGGGGAACAGCGTCATCGATCCTAACGGAAATCTGCAAGTCTGCGTCCATCCCGGAATTTCCGGGGCCACGCAGCCCGGGTGGCTCATCTACAACAATATTTATAATTCAGCGTCATACCTCACGGAGGGGACGGTGACGTGGGAAAGCTATACCGTGCCGAACGTCCCATTCAACTGGGGTACCCCCCTGTCGTATGCCATTCTGCCCGACCCGACGTTCAGCATCTCGGAAATGGAAGCCACGATCTACTATGAAACGTCATCGGGAGGAGGTTCAGGCGGCGATATCATCACTGGACCACTCAACCCAGGTTCGGGCACGAATTCCGGCACGGGCAGCCCGCCGTCTCCAGACCCAGCATGGTCAAATCCCTCAAACATCACGGTAGGTTCGCCGTCAAGCTACGCCATCGCCACGCTGGTGTCGGAGTCCTCGCAGCTGCTCATCGCCTCGGACTACGGGTTTTCCGTTCCCACTGGGTCACATCCACGCTGGGCGTGGAGGTCTCCATCACGGGGAAGCAGAGCGGCGGGTACACGTCCGTCGTCTTCGACCAGCAGACGACGCCCTCCTACGGGCACGAGGCTCGTCAATCTCGCTCGGACCCCTGACCCCGGCTGAGAGCGGGGAATGGGCGGTGTTCACAGCCGTCTTCAATGAGAACGGCACCTTCGGATATTTCCCGCAGGGCGGCGGCTCCGCCGTGACGGCATACACGATTTCCGGCGGAACCGTAACGGTCACGGGAACCAACAACCTCATACCGGGGCAGACGGTAATGATAACTTCCACCGGCGGTACGATTGACGGGGTATGGCTCACCGTCGCGACCGCGACCGGCAGCGGTTGGACTGCCCCGACATCGCTTCCGGACGGAGGCGTCGGCGGCGCGGCGGCACTCGCATCCGTGCAGGGATGGGTCAACCTCACGTTGAGCAGCGGACAGTTCTACTCGCCCCAGTACTTCGGGATATGGGGAGCACCCATCGGGTCTTCAACGTCCTTCCCGGCGGGGGAACCGCTCATGGATTTCGACGGCGGCTCCAAGAACTGGATGGGCTCCCTCTTGCTTTTCAAGACGAACGGCAGCCTGCCGGTGCCCGTCAACACCGCCCATCTTGGAAACGCGACGATTCAAAGCACCACGCAGTCCGTCACGTATGGGAATGTTGTCATGATCTGGGGTGTGGTTACCGGCGCGACTGGCGATCCGATCATCACAGACACGCAATTGAATGAGTACACCATCGTGTCGAATCAGACCCAGACCATCTCGGGTTACGGTGATCCCGTCACGAACTACGTGGCTGTCGCCACTATGGCTGCAACCGGAGTCAACGTCATCACCGTCAGTCAGGCTTATGGCGTGAATCTGGAGGACGGGTGGGTTGCCATGGTGAATGAACTCCAGAACCTGGTCGTCCCGCCCAACGCACTGTTCACCGTGGCCCCAATCAACCCCGCGCTGGGAGCGGAATCCGAAAGTTTCCAGCTCGTCAGCGGACTTCCCGGGAATACCACTATGACATTCGGAAGCTCCACCGACTTGTGGGGAATGCCCTGGAGCACGGCATCGCCAATCAATGCGTCGAATTTCGGATTCACCGTCCAGGCCAGCAACCCGAACACGCACGCGGTAGCGTATGAAGTGTCCGAGGTGCAGGTCACCGTGTACTACACGAATATCATCACCAATCCGGTGCCGAGCTTCGCCCTGATACCGGCCTATTCCACGAACGGGGACGAAGGCTTGACCCCTACCGCCGTGCTTACCGTGTCCCCGTCCAGCGCACTAAGCGGACAGCCCGTGACCCTGATCTGGAACACGACCAACGTGGCTTACGTGGACATCACGGCACCGGCGTTCAACACGGGATATCTGTCGACTACCGGAACGGGCATCTACTTCGTGGCGAGCGGATTCGATGTCGGTGGCTCACCGCCGCACGAGACTATTACGTTCACGCTGGCGGCATACGACTCGAACAAGCACGCCATCATCGTAGACAGCGTCCCGCTGACGGCGACGGCTACGCTGACCATCACGTAAATTTCGGACTTCTTCGTCCATTTAGAGAGGCAACCACTATGATGACATTGCTCACAAACAACGCTCCCGGTTATCAGTTGACGCCAGCGGGCATCACACAAGGCTTGTTGGACAAGGCTTTCCAAGCATCCGACCCCGTCAACGGCAACTACTTCGTGGCCTCGGGCCGCGACATGCTCATCGTCTGGAACTCAGGCGGCTCGCCTCCTGCTCCGCAGACATTCGAAATCATCTCGGCTCCCGACCAATTCGGACGCTACGCGAACATCATTTACACGGTGGCTCCCGGCGGATTCGAGTGCGTCATCATCACATCACAGGCGATCTACACGCAGGCGAACGGCCAGATTCAATTGGTATCCAGCAGCGCCAACATTATGTTCCTCCCGATCCAGGGCTCGTAAGTCACGGGGAAGCATAGATTTATGGATTTTCGGACTTTTCGATGCAGTATTGTAAGTCCTTTAGCTAAAGGGGAACAAAATGGCAAAGCAAATCGCAGCAGCAGACCGTGAGGCTATGAACAGCCTGTACGCATCGGAAATCGACCGCCTCTCCACAGTCGCGGGCGTCAAGTCCGCAGCGACCAAGACCGACATCTCCGACGACAACGGCAAGGAACAGGGTCCGCAGGCGTTCAAGGACCATGCCGAGTACGTTGATGTTGTCACGAGCGTGCTCAACGACGATAAGTCGGAGAGCTTCGCTCCTAACGATGTAACCCAAGATTAAGTCCGGACAAACCATGCGCCTAAACGCCTCAACCCTTCCGGTCAAACCGGAGGTCGTGGACGTTCACAAGCTTTCCAGCCTAGTCATTGCTGGGCAGATGGTTGAGTTCGTCAATGGCTCCCGCTACCGGGTCACATCTAAGATTGCCGGGGCCGACGGCATTTCCTTTCGTCTCGAATCCGCTGGAAATTCCATAAGCGTCACCGCAAGCCAGTTGGCGGACATGGGTCCGCTCACGCCGGGACTAGTTCGCCTAGCCCATGTCCTCCGCCGCTTCGCCTACAACAAGGATTTCGACGAGTACGTCAAGACCGCCATCCGCGATCACGGCCTGCCCGTGGACGAAGTGATGAAATGGGACAAGTTCTTCCAGTCCATCTACGTGCCTATGCTCAGCAAGTTCCTCAAGAGCAACGGCCTCCCTGCCGATGCCGAAGTCCTCGACGAGATCATCCACTCCACTATATTCAACGCTCTCTATCAGCGCGACTCACTGGCGAAGTTCAACAACAAGAAGAACAAAGGCCAATACACCGAAGACGAAGCCCGCCAAGTCACCAAATTTCTCGGCAATCTGTTCGATTATGAAAAGGTTCGAGCCAAGCGCCTCGCCCTCGACCTCCTGACGGTCACCCAAGGCAAGCAGGACCCGGCTACGAGCATCCGCGAGCGCCTTGATGTCCCTATGGAGCAGATGTCCCCCGGCGACGAAGAGGACACGGAGGTCAACATTCTCGATACTATGGAGAATGCCACCCCGAGCGCCGCCCCCGAGATCGAATCTTGGGAAGATATAGCCCGCTTCCGCCGCGACTTCTATGAATGGCTCAAGGAAACGGAACGGGAAGAGACCGCCGACAACGTCATCAAGTTGTTCAACCTCATAATCGAGGCGGAGCAGGAAGACGTTACTAGCAGCCGAGCCGACTACATGAAGAAGTGGATGGAAGGCACTGGCAAGTCGATTGGCTCTTTCAAGGCCGTCGCCGGTAAGCTTGGAAAGGCTCTTTCGGCCTTCGTGAAAGAGTACCCGGAAGTGGCGGAATCATCGTTACTTGCACGCCTCATCGCCGACATAGAGGGCAAAAAACCAACTACGGAACGCAAAGTTGAAGGGCGGAAGCCTACGCCTGTGGCTGCATCATTGCACATGGCGGATTGGCCACCTTTTGATTTCGAGCAGCCTGACGGCGACACCGGACACCTACCGCACGACAATACTGGTGGGACCGACAACACCGCCATCATCGTGGATGATGTACTAGAAAAGCAGCAGAAAGAGCAGTTGCAGCAGCATCCGCAGCGCACGGTAGCACCGGAAATCCCCGTCGTGAAACACGGAACAGCTTAAGGAGATTCAGATGGCAAAAGAGACTAAGCAGATCACCGCACGGGAAGCGCTCCGCGCCCGCATCCAGGTACGTGCCGCCGCAAAGGCTGCCGCCAAGAAGACGGTCACGGCTGCAAAGAAGTTCGCTACCCTCCGCCGCATCGCTTTTGAAGAGCCTCAAGAGGTCGATGGAGCGTTGAGCCAGCTTTCCGAAGGCTTTGCGGAACTCTCCGAAGCCCTCAACCAACTGGTCGTCAATCTGGATATGGGTGATCAAGGCATGGGCGATCAGGCGATCCCAGCCACCGCATCCCTCAAGGCGCACATCGCATCCAAGAAGAACTACGCCGCCCGCTTCCGCCGCATCGCGGAGGAAGTCCCTGAACAGTTTGGGCAGGCATTGTCTGAGGTCTACAAGCCATCGACGGACTCACCGAGGACATGGAAGTCGCCGCCGAGAACCTGGGCATCACATTGACTCCCCCGATGGAGAAGCTGGACCTGGACCCGAGGGAATTGAAGGAATCGAATCCGAACCCGAGGCATCCCCGACGAAACCGTGGACGAGCCCGCAGCGGATGTTCCTCCCGAATTCGGCGGAGAGAATGTCGTAGAGGAAGAGAAGGACGCTTCCGGCTCCGATTGGTTCTCCGATGACCGCGATTCCAACGGGCAGCCCAAGAAGACCACCGCTTCCAAGAAGCGTGCATCGGTCGTCACACGCCGCTAGCCAAACATAGGGAGATAGTCATGGACGAACGTTACAGCGAAGTGGGGATGTTCGGTGCGATTGCGAACGCGATTGCAGATTTAAAGCATGAAGCGGATCGCATCGCAGGCACGAGCGAGATGAAACTCAGCAACACGCTCACCTGTGGCGAGCTTCAGCACATTCTTGACTACGCCCTAAAAGCCACCAAGAAACTCAAGACGATCCGGTTCACGGATGAGAACGTTCTCCAAACGGAACAGGGTCACCGCGTGCCGTTGGGAACGGAAGCGGCCATATTCTTCCGTGAGCGAGACAGAGAGCCCAGACAGCTCAACCACTTCCTAGCGGATATCACTTTTGTTGAGGCGGTCGAAGAGGTGTATGCATCAAGGGAAGAGTTAACTATGGACATCATCATCGGGCGGCCATCTGCATAACGCTTATGAGCCTCATGGACCGCGTCTCGCGGCTTCCATTGCGTGCAGTAAAGTTAACTATGGGCATCATCGCAGTCATCTGCATAACGCTTATAGCGATCCCGGTCACCGCCGCAGTCATTCGGAAGATCGACAGAAGCTAACCCCCCTCTTTGTTCTCCAACTCACAATAGAAGTTGTTCATAAACTGCGGGACGACGATCACGCCGGGGACAAGCTGAACCAAGTGCAGAACATCCGCACCCCTGTGGAGGATCGGCTCGCCGTTCTTATGGATGAGGTAGCCGGAGACGAACATCATCCCGCCCTTTTTGAAGTGCTTCACCTTCTCCAGGTAGAACGGTCTCGCCTTCCCTATCTTGACCTTGGCGTATTCCATGTCGTTTAAAGCGCTCCGTTTTGGATTACGTATCCAAAAAAGCACATATATGTACCTTTTTGCATTCAAATTGCTTGACGCGCCTCCTGCTATTACCCCGGCAACCAGAGCGACAACGCTTGCGGGTGTCCCTGTTCGAGATGGGCTTTCGAGTACAAAAACGAGAGGGTCTGCCTCTCGCCAACTACCGGTCCGCACCCGTCGCTGGATTTTAGCCGCAGTCTTGACGGCGCATCCCGTCTGTAGCCCTTCGAGTCGATTAGCGTCGCGAGACCGGACTATGATCCCGTACCCGACTCCGTGGCTTGCTGCTCTCGGACCCTCGATCACTGAGACCAGTTCATCCGAGCAAAGAGAAACTTTGGGGCCTGACTTCGCAATGAGCCAGACTTTACGAGTCGGTTACATCCCGAAACGCCCCGTCGAAAAAGAATGTCGGGAGAGCCCACCTGCCGCTGATCAGTGTGCGAAGGCTTTCGGCGTCCGCTTTTTCCGGCTTAGAACCCGCTCCCGCTACGCCCGCGTGGCGCTGCGATTACGAGTCCCTCTAGCAGGCTCTCATACAGCATTATACCACGGCGCAACCTTTTTGGGCTACTTTTGCCAAAACTCAGTACTATAGTATTGTGGGCGTGTGACTTACGGCTTTTATTTTGAACACACAACCAATTATATCATGACATATCCCGCAGGCATTGTCAACCTTAAGCTCAGGGATTGTCAACTCTAGACCAGAGGATTGTCAACCTTTATGGCAGAAAACTCAGCTTATTTCCAGTCGATCGACGCCCACCGGGCCATGCTCCTGACCGAAGAGGAGCAACTGGAGGGGAACACAACCATCTCCCTCGAAACATGCCCGGACATGACGGAGGAGGACATCCTCACGTACATAAGTGAGAACTTTTCGGATTTCCTCAAGATTCTCCGCTTCCTGTCGAAGGAGGACCAGGAGCTTTTGCTGAGCTACTACGTCCTGTCGAAGACCCAGAACACGCTGGCCTTGATTCACAAGTCGACGCAAACCGTGTGTTCCTACAAAATCCGCCAGGCCGTGAAACGCATCGGAACCTTCATGATGCTGGGCGTTCCCACAGAGGAGGTCATGGCGAAGGTGTTCAAGGGCGCGGGCATGGAGGATGTGCTCCCGGCGAACTCGAAGGGCGACCGGGT